AGTGGGTGCAGGCATCCAGCTCCTGGCGCGTGCCCTTGCCGCTAAAACTGGCATGCGGTTCCCTTCGAACGCCGGTCTCGGCTGGGGTGCTGGTATCGGCTCCGCCATCGGGGCGGGCGGCGGCGCTTACAAAGGGGCAGGCCAGCCTTCCGACTCGTAATTGCAGGCTTGACTGGGGCGTGCATGCTGTGTAAACCGCTGCATGCACTCGGACGAATTTAGAACAGTGGCCTGCCGCGGTGTCACAATGATCTTTGCGGATCCTGCGCCGAGCGATTTAGGAATGGTGCGGAATGTACGCACTTTTGAGATACCGATAGGTGACAATCCGGACTGGTGGTGGGCTCAGCGATTTATGCCCGGTGCCAAGAATGACGGCTATTGGCAGCAGGTGGTACTGGATACAGAAGATTCTGCGCTGTATGAAAGCACCTGGCCGTCTTTCGATCTGGAGATTCGCGCAGGCCGCTCAGTTTTTCGCACATCTATGACGGCGCGCAACCGTGAGGAGATGCAAGCCGCCTGTCTGGCTATTGGCGGTCTGCGCCTCGCCGGTCACGGATCGCTGAGCCTCTTCAGCAAAGCGCGCTTGTTCTGCAGGTATTACTGGCTGCGCCGCCCTCAGATTACATTCCGCACCCCTGTATAACATCATGCTCTACCTGATCCTGCACCTCGTCGGCGACTACGTCACCCAAAGCGATTGGATGGCGAACAACAAATCGAAGGCGCACCTGCCTGCATTTATACATGCCTTAGTGTACGCATTGCCCTTCCTTTTCTTCACCAGCCTGAGCGCATGGCTGATCATTTTCGGTACGCATTTCCTGATTGACCGGTACCGCCTGGTACGTCGCATTGTCTGGGCGAAGAACATTGTGCTGTCGCCGGCACTATTCATCGTTCTTTCCGGGCGTGGATTGACCGGTTCTAAATTTCAGAATCTGCGCTGGGAAAATTGTAAAGGCACAGGCTACCCCTCCGAGCGTGATGCGTGGATGGTTGTGTGGTTGATGATCGCCGCCGACAACACGCTGCACCTGGCTATCAACTCAGCAGCCATCCACTACCTACCGTGAACATCTACGTCGACGAGCACATCTGGCCCTACCGCGGCATGCGCATGTGTCACATGATGTGCGAGCCCGGCGGCGAAGAAGGCCTGCATGAGATGGCTGAAAAACTGGGCCTTCGCAAATCCTGGTTCCAGACGCGCAGTTCTGTACCGCACTACGATGTTTGCAAAGCCAAACGTGCGCAGGCTATTAAATTGGGCGCCGTGCCATGCGGCCGAGAAAAGACGCTCGAGCTGATCAAGGCACACAGGCAGGCGACGCAAGGGCAGCATTGACCTTTGCTCGGCTTTCAGATAGCTTGGCCGCGCCATGCCACGTATCAAAGCCGCACAGCTCGCCTTCAACGACCTCCTGCCGGAAGACCTGCGCGATTATCAGCGCCCGCTCAATGGTCGGCTCATCAATGACGTTCTCGCCGAGGTGGCGCGCAGGACACCCGAGGACTACGGGCGCGTAGCCAAGGGCATCGGTGATCTTGGCCGCAAGGCTGCCTATTTCCAGGGAGAGACGGTGACGCTGAGCGATCTCAAACCGCCGATCGACATGGCACCTATCTACGCAGCCATGGATGCGGAAGTTGCGCAGGCCCGCAGCATGATAAAAAATGAAAATGAGTTTGCTAAAGCGCGCGAGAACATCTGGCAGACCTACAACAAATTGATCGACAAGAAAGCCATGGAGGCAGGCATGCTGAGTGGTAACAATCTTGCACTGGCCGTTAATTCCGGCGCACGCGGAAAGAACGACCACTTCAAGGCGATGACCGTGACGCCAGGTCTTTTCAGCGACGGCGACGGGCGCGTTGTCCCCATGTTTGTCCGCCAGTCCTACGGGCAAGGTCTGCGGCCGGCTGCATGGCTGGGCACCACCTACGGCGCGCGGGCGGCGACGATCTCCACGAAAAGCGCCACAGCAAAAGGCGGCGCATTCTCGAAGCTCGTCGGGCAGGCGGTCACACCATTGGTGGTGACGACCAAAGACTGCGGCGTCACCAATGGCCTGGACCTGCCGGTGGATGACAAGTCGCTGCGCGGGCGTGTGCTGGCCGTTGACACGGGCGGATACAAGGCCGGCACCATCATCGACCGGGATCTGATCAATACCCTGAAGAAAGGCAAGGCGACCAACATCATCGCCCGCAGCGTGCTGACCTGTCAGGCCCCGGAAGGTGTGTGCGCCAAGTGTACAGGGCTGAAAGCTGAGGGGCATCTGCCGAATATCGGTGATTTTGTGGGCGGCACGGCCGGCAATGCCATCGGCGAGCCCATCACACAAACCGCGCTCAACGTGAAGCACTGTCTCCTGAAAGGTACATTGGTGCGGATGGCTGACTACTCCGTACGGAAAATCGAAGACATCGTGAAAGGTGAACGCGTGCTGGGTGCAGACCTGCAGGGTCGCACTTTTCACGTGACAGTGAAAAACGTCGTCAACCAGGGCATCCAACCCGTGCTGAATTACACGTTCGGCTGCGATTGCGGTCGCACCTCTGCAGAGTTGAGCTGCACGGATGACCACAAGATTCTGGCGCGCATCGGCGAGACGCCGTGGCAACGCGTGACGGCCGGTGAGATTTTTGAGAGTCAGGCCGATGTCCTCATGATCAAGGATCCGCACATCTGCAAGCATACAGCCAAGTGCCTGGCCGTTGAGCCTGTCGGCGAGCTGGAGTGTTGGGATATATCGGTGGACCACCCCGATGAGCTGTTCGTCCTGGCCAATGGGTTGATCGTCAAAAATACTGGCGGTATGAGCTCGGCAAAGCGTGACTACTCGGGCTTCAACTGGATCAACCAGTTCATGCAGAGTCCGGAGGTTTTCCAGGACCGTGCGCCGGTAGCCAGAAAGGCAGGCATCGTTCAGGAGATCCGGCCAGCGCCGCAGGGTGGGCATTACGTTGTCCAGGCGGACCAGGAGCACTATGTCCTGCCGGGCTTCAAGGTGTTGGTCAAGCCAGGTGACGAGATGGAGGCCGGCGACGCTCTCAGCGAGGGCCTGGTGGACCCCTACGAGGTGGTGGAGCTGCGCGGGCTGGGCGAGGGGCGCAAGTACTATGTCGACCGGCTGATGAAGATGCTAGACGACTCAGGCATGCCGGCCGAGCGCACCAACGTGGAGATGATGGCACGCGCTACACTGGACCATGTGCGCATTAAGGACGACGAGAAGGTTCCGGGATATCTGCCGGATGACGTCACCTCCTACAATGCGCTGGCCGGTAAGTTCCTCCCTACGATTAGCGCGACCAAAATGCCGACCAAAGACACCGTCGGAAAATACCTGCAGCGACCAGCCCTGCACTACACCATCGGGACAAAAATGACGCCGCGCATGGTGCAGCACCTGGAGACCACCGGCGTGAAAGACCTGTGGGCCTCTGATGACGATCCGGGTTTTGAGCCTGAGATGGTACGACTGGCTGCGGCTGGCCACTCCAATCCGGATTGGATAGCCGCACAGCACACCAGCTACCTTACCCGGCAGTTGAAGGACCGCGCCGCTCGCGGGCAGGACTCGAATATCGACTCCAACATCCATTTCGCACCGCGCCTCGCTTTCGGCGAAGGTTTCGGTAAGCAAATTTCCACCACCGGAAAGTTTTAACTCGCCGCCGTCATTTGCGCGGCGAATATTACCCCATGTCCGCGCCCGCACCCAAGCTCGCATATTTGAACACTGAATTCATGATCAAGCAGGCCATGGCTGGTCGGGTCATGTCGGGGTTGCAGAGTCTGAAGAGTCTGAGACCGACCATGGCCGGAGCCAAATCTCTTGTGTCGCGCGCGGCGCTGCCGGCCATGACCGCGGGTGTCGCTGGTTCCGGTGCAGGTTTCCACTTCGGCGTCAATCAGGCCATGGACAGCGTGGCACCTGGCATCAACAACACGCTCAACGACTTCACCCAGATGCCCTTCGGCCAGCGCCTTGTGGCCGGCCTGGGCGCCATGTTCGCACCCGACAAAGCCGCCGACATGGCGCTGGCCGGTGCCAAGCAGGGCCTGAACCAGAATTTCTGGTCTGATGCTCTGGGTTATCGTCGCCGCCTCATTGACGGCGTGCAGAAACTTCGTCAGCCTCAGCAATAATTTTAGATCGTCTCATACCCATGACCAAAACATCCAAAAAACCGGAATGGTTCATCAAGGCTGCGGCAGCCGCTGGCGAAGTCGAGGACAACGTCAAGGTGGAACAGGCGTTCGCTGACCAGGCCTACCAGATCGTCGCCAACAAATCCGGCCCGCTGATGCGCGACCCATACCGCATGGGCTTCGAGGTCGTCTGGCGCAACGACACGGCTACACGCATCGTCGGCATCTTCGCCAGCCGCATTGGCGATCAGCTTTATTACGTGCCCGTTTTCTTCCTGCAGGGTGAGATCTGCGGCTCGGATTTGCTCTACCACGTCAGCAAGAAAAAGTTCACACCCAACACCGAGGAGTGGGTGAACTTCCTCATCAACCGGGATGCGCAGACCAGCGGCCTCGGCAAGGGTATCAGCCAGGAACAGGCCCGCCGCATTCAGCCCGTGCACTACCTGCACCGCCTGGCCGGACCGCCGCAGACGCAAGGTGGGCAGGGCGGCCAAACCAAATACGCCAAACTGGGCAAGACCTCCGAAGAGTGGGAAACACTGCTCGCATCCATGTGCCCGGATACCGACCCTGAAACGGTCAAGTCGGCAGCAGCCAAGCCGTCCATTCTGGATCAGTTCCTCAGCGAGGAAGGCATGTTTGTGATGTTCACCAATCTGCTGGAAAAGCACGCGGCTTTCGCGAACGTTGCGCTCAATGGGCCTTACGACGTGGAGGGTTTCCCGTCCCGCTACTCCCCGCCTGAGACGGTGGTCAAGCAAGCTGCAGCCGCTCCGGCCAGGAAGCCTGAGCTGCGCATTTTGCGTGGGCTGGCCGATGTCTCCGATGAAGATGAACTGGTGAAGCTTTCGTCCGCCGGAGGTTTCCTGCTTGTTGATGAGCGCGACCGCGGCACCTGCAGCCAGGTGGCCATTGACAATCTGGTGATCAAGTCGGCCAGCGACACGCTCAAAACGCAGAAGCCAGACGAGCTGGAAGTGTGCGCTGTCACCGCGTCCGGCGTATTCGATATCCTGCTCGCTGATGGTACGCTCAAGGAGGGCCTGTTCCTGCCGCGCAAAGATTTTAGCTGGTGGAGCGGCAAATACAGCAACGAGTGCAGCACTGACGGCATCAGCTCCGGCCGTGTCTACGTGCATGATGAGCACTGCGTTATTTGGACCGACAAAAAGGTGACCACTGAGCGTCGCGGGCATTATTCGGACGAGACACCCACACCACCCTACGGTGCCTGGGTTCGCGAGCTGCAGATGGATGACGAACTCTTCACGACGCCTGCCGAGGGCAAGGCCTACCAGCTCGTGGACAAGCATTCGATGCAGGCCATTGGCGATCCTGTGCTGGTGCTGAGTATCAAGAAGCGCGGCGGTGTCTCGCTCTTGGAAATCATCCAGTATTACGGCGGCAACGAAGCGCACAAGGTGACCATCAATCCAGATCTGGAAATTTCCGATCTGGAAACCAAGACGTTCGGCAAGCAGCACGGCTGGGTGGAAGTCGCTTTCACAAAGCACAAAGAGGACGACTGTTGCTCGCCCTGCTCACCTTGCGGCTCGACGACTGAAAACGGCCTGCTGACTCAGATCAGTCGGCATCCAGGTTTCAAGGTCGACGTTGGACCAGCCATCGGCAGCGAAAGCGCGATCAACCAACTGATGTTCGGCGACACCGAGACAATGTCCGTGCGCATCACCAAATCTGCTTCCGGTCACATGTTCGAGATGGGCAAAGCCGGCACTGTGGAGCTGTCAAAAAACGCAGCAGTGCGGTTCATGGCGCAGAGCCTGGGCATGCACGGCGACGACATCATGGGAGTTTTCGACCTCCTCAAGACATCCTCGAAAGCCGTCATTCGCATCTCCATTCCCGGCGACCGGGTGGTGAAGCGCGCCTCTGCTTTTGTGCGTCTGACGCAGCAGCCTAATTTCACCGAGTCGATCGAGCCTGACTTCGGGCTGGTGGTTCGCTCGCCGGAGCGGTTCACGCTGGCCACGGAGTCCTACAGCCCTGCTCCCCCGTCTGCGCGTTACGGTGACGCTGCAGATCCGACGCTGGGGCATGGGCATTCCAACAGCGACAGCGAACGTGACAGCGACAAGATGCGGACCATCACCAACGAAGAGCTGATGCGCCTGCAGCCTGAAGAGCTGGCCAACTTGGCCCAGGAGCGCAAGGCTCCCAGCGTATTCGATCATGGCATGGTGGCCTCGCTGGTACACATGGAGGACGCCATGGCCTACATCGACAAATACGTCCCGCAGATGGAGGACGGTCTGGACGCGATCGGGCGCATGTTGTTCATGCTCTACTTCAAGCCTGCTGACTTCGAGCAAGCTTTTGGCAAACAGGAGATGCCGGCGTTTGAAAACGACCTCATGTCGAACTGGAAATCGTTCGGGCGCCTGGTGCTGACGCTGCTCAAGCGGATGCGTGTCGGTCGCGACCAGCCCAGCATGCTGAAACCCTACGACTCCTAAATGACTGCCGCGACAATCGAAGAGATGGCCGCTGCCATTCCGGACGACCTGCTGCCTGAGTTTTTCGCAGGCGGCAGGGTACCCGAGATGTTCAGCGGTGAGACAGACCGACGCCTGGCAAAATTCCTCTTCGGCTACAAGGACGTAGGATTCGGATGGAAGCTCGCCCAGGTGTTCGCCAAGCACGGACTGCCGATGCCTCCGGTTTCTGAAGCTCCTGATGAACCGCTGCTGCAGGCCTACGTCTACTGCCGCAATTCCAAGCACGCATGTCCTGACTTTCTCCAGGCCCTCAGTCTGACGTCACGTATGCGTGCCTCCGCCTCGAAAACAATCAGGGCACTGCTCATTACGAAGGACGTCAACATCGTGGATCTGGGCAACAGCCTGCGCATTTCTCCGGGCGCCCTGCACATTTACCAGACGCTCTTTTTCAACGTGGCTGACAGGCGGTCTGATGTCATGTATATCCGCGACATCGTTTACCCGGACACGCGCGTCTCGGAAATGCTTCGTGACCAGTTTCACAGCGATGAGGTCGGCGACATTCTGCTGCGCGCCGGGTATGATAACGGTCAGGCGGATGTTATGCACATGGCCGGCATTGCCGATTCCTCGGAGTTGATGATGGTGGCTGCGGCCGAGTCTTCCAAGTCTTTCGAGACTCTGATGATGGCGCAGGCTGCGATGTTTGCGCGCAACGGATGGCTGCCGCTGAGCAAGCAGGCACCGGCGATCAATAACGCACGCCAGCTTCTGGCTGCAGGCAAAATCGGCGGCGACACCACTAACCAGAATATGGATGGTCCGGCCATGATGGGCGCTGCTATTATGGAGGATCTGCGCAGGACTCGTATGCAGCAGATCACAAACTCGGAAGCCTCTCGCGCTCAAAAGCTTCGGGACCAGCTATAAAGTGCTTGTTTGAAAATTTGCTGCCTCTAATTTAAAGCCATGAACCAACCGCAGGCCATTAACCTCCTGAACTCTCTGACCGTAGAGCTGCAAGATCCAGGTAAGAGCGTGGAGGAGGTGCTCATCAAAGCGGCCACCGTCCGCAATTTGGCTCCTGCCCAACTGGTCAAGCTCGCGCAAGTCTACAATGCTGCTGCATCTCTGGCGTACACCACGGACAGAGAAGAGGAGAAGCGCGGCGCTACGCCTTACATCGTGGACACGACTGCGCTCTCTGAGCAATACCAGCAGCATCGCAAGCCCGAAAGCAAAAAGGCGCGTGTTAAAAGTGCCGCCGCGCCAGCAGTTCCGACCGTCAACGCTCATCGCTTCCCTTCGCAGCCAAAGCCGGAGCCTGAAGTTGTGGTCAAAAGTGCTGCGGCTGCAGATCCAGAGCCGCCTACCGTAGCGGAACTGCGCGCAGAAATGACCGAACTCGACAACGAGATCTTCCGCCATCAGATCGCCGAACGCGCTCTCCTAAAAAAGGCGGCCGGCGTTTTCTCTGCGCAGCGTTCACCTGAAGTGTTCACTGAAATGGTGCAAGACGCGGCAGCTTTAGTCGGGCAGGAGAGCGCCTACGGACTGGTCAAAGATGCAGCTGTGCGCGTGATCGCCGAAGACGGCCGCCGTTTGTTCCGCTGCTGGTCACCGCCTGAAGCAACGGCCATACCTGAAGACTCGCGTCGCGTCAAAGTTGACCGGTACGGTATGACCAAAATCGCGGCTCAGATCCACGAAACACGCACGACCATTGGCATCCTGCAGGAGATGATGGCTGAACGAAGCGAGGCCATGAACCTGCGCCTGCAGAAGAACGCAGCGGGTCCATTCTCGCCTGAGGCCATACAAGCTGGTGCGGAAACATCCAGTCTGAATCAGCCGCCAAATTTCGGCGAACCAGCTCGCGCGGCCCCGCCGCCTGATGTGCACACCTACACCCGCGAACTTGCAGCGAAAGCCAGCCCTACGGCCAGAGGCGGCGCCCTCCTCTCTGACTTCGGGGCTGCGGCCCGTGAGACCGGCGACCTCATTCCTGAAGAGAATGAATTTCTCAGCTCCATCCTCAGCCTTTTCGACACCAACGGTCGAAAGGTGCAGCAGGCCCGCGATCTGGCTGCGGCCGACACGCGCCGCATCGGAGAGCTGCAGCAGTTGATCGTCGCCGACCCGGTGCTGGCCAGCGCAGAACCGAAAGCCGTGCTGGAGGCCTACAAAACTGTGCGCATGGCGAATCCTGCGATCCTGGATGATCCGGGCTCTCTGGCTTTTGTCCTGCGCGAGGCGGTGCAGTACGCCGGCGTGCCACCGCAGATGCGAGGTGAGATGATCAAACAGCGTGGCGAGCAAGCCCGCGCTGTAACCGCAGAGCAGGCCATCGGCGCTCAGCGTTACGCCCCAGGTACAGCCGCCGTTAAACAACCCGCACGATAACCGGACATGCGCTACGAATCCAATATCCAATCTATAGGCGGTAAACTGACCGCCTACTTTCGCGTGCCTTCGGATCTGCTGACTGCTGTCGAGAAGGAGGTCATCGTGCAGCAAGGTGCCATGACGATCGACGTTGGCGGGACCATCGTCGACTCCGAACAGGCACCCGTGCTTTCGTTTGTACTCCCAGCCCGCCAGGCGATCTTCCCGTCGTGTCTGCAAGTCACGCAGGAGTTCGACGCGGTTGCGCTGGGAGCTGACGCAGCCAGTCGTCAGGCGCAGGCCTGGATCAAAAACTGCGTCACACGCCTGAATCAAGCCTACCTTCTCAAAGCCGTTATCAACCCAGGCCCTACCGGTTTTCAAATCGGGCAGGTGCTGTCCTCCGGCAGCACATTACCGTCTGCGAGTATCCCTCTGAGCAGTTTCTGACCCCCGTCAACATTATGATCACCACCCGCAAACTATTCCTCAATCCCGGCGACACATTGCGCGTCAGCGGTGCCGCTGAAATCCAGGCCACCGCCCATTTCATCGACGTCGCCCCAGGCTCCCCGTCTGGTGTACCGAACTCATCAGTTCTGGAGCTCGTCGATGCCGCCAGCACCGTCCTCGTGGCCTCCCCAACTACGTCGGTAGTGCGCGTCGTCGGTGAGGTGAGTCTTTACAATCCGACCGCATCTGCGGTCTCTGTTTTGGTGATGCTCACGCGTGGAGGTAATGACTACATTGTCGCGCGCCACAGTCTGGCCGCTGGCGCGTCCACGTTCATCTGATAGGCCCTCCTCAACCGTAATCTCGCGTCTTCACTATGTCCGCCGATCCTCCTGACAACATACCAGAGCTTCTTCGTTCTCTGGTAACCAATCCCTACGCCGTCGGCGGTGCCACTTTGCTTGGCGGTCTCGCCGGCGGCGGTGGCGCAGCCTACATGGCTAATCGCGAGCAAAATCGCCCAGGCGAAACTCCCGAGGAGCGGAAGGCTCGCATCTTGCGCAACGCTGCATTTGGCGGACTGATGGGGGCGACGGGCGTCGGAGGCTCCCTCTATGGTACGGCCTTGCTGACCAACCCAGTCAAGAGCCACTACAATCCGGACTCTCTCGTCGGCCGCTGGATCAACAGCATGCGCGAAGATGGCTCCACCATGGCGACAGGCGTTCTCGGCGCGGGCGCAGGTGGTATGATCGGGAGCGCGTTGCACAGCAAATTCGCACCTAAAGTGTCCTGGGGTGGCGCAGGCAAAGCAGCCCTACGCGGTGCTAAAATCGGCGGCGCCACCGGGGTTGGCGTGTCGTTTGCACCAGCAGTGCTGGACTACTTCACCAACACTTACGACAAGATGACGGACTGAACAGCCCATGAAAAAATTCTTCGACCAGCCTCTCAGTGAAAATCTCATCGTGTCTCTGCGTGACCGCGGGCAGCCGCTGGTGCGCTACGACCTGAACGACCACAGGCGCGAGCTGGTGAAGTCGGCGGCCTCCAGGCTGTTCCCGCGTGAGCGCATCGAAGAACTGCGCCCGCCGGATACACACTTCGGTGTGCACCATATCATCATGGGTTCTGAGGAAGCCTACGGGGACAATCGCAACCATGACGCCTTCCCGCACAAGACGTTGGAAAGCAGCCATCCGACGTTCGTGAAATTCGGGCACGTCTACCGCGAGCACAGACACAAAAAGGACGACACCAAACTGGGACTGATCAAAGCCTCCGCCTACTGCCCGGTGCAGCAGCAAGTCGAACTTTACATCTGGGCGTGCAAAAGTGCTGCAGCCAAGGAGTACGAGGAAGCCAAGCAGGGGAAGCAGCACGCCTTCTCCATGAGCGCAGCCATGCCGTGGGATGAGTGCTCCATCTGTTTGAATCATGCCAAAAAACCCGAGGAGTATTGTGATGATCTGGCTCACAATCTCGGAGGCTGGGACAGTGCGAGAAAAAAATACGCCTACGCACGCAACCCTATTGCGCGATTTTTCGATGACTCCTTTGTGAGTCTTGGCGCCGATCGCACAGCGTTCACGATCGAGGCCTCGCTGCACCGCGTCAAATCCGCGAGCGGGCGAGTGATTTCAGCCGCAGAAATTGCAGCCGTGATCAACGCCGAAATCCCCGATTACGACGAGGAGCAGTACGTCAAAATGGCCAACATAGTGAGCAGGTCCGACATGCGCGAACGCCTCATCAAAATGGCAGCTGCCGAGAAGCGTGTTGAAGACGGGTGGCACAAGCAGTCCGGGGACGCGATTGTCGAGCACGGCCTGGCCTACGCCTTCTCTGGCGCCGAGTTCCCGGAGGAGCTGATCCGCAAGATGTCGAGCATGCAGCCGGCGACCGCCATGCACCACATGGCCAAGCGCGCCATGTTCATGCCGTTCAAGACTTTCATCAGTTGGGCATCGGGTCGCAGCTTTGCTGATCTGGATTCAGATCCGGTGATCAAGGAGGCCTCCGCTTGCTTGCCTACAATGCTGCGCGAAATGGCCGACGCCATGGAGTCTGGCAGCTTGGATACGGAAGTGAGCCACGACATGCCCAAGGTCATGACGGCTTGCGGTGAGGTTGAGGCTGACATCGACTCTGAGTGCACTGACGAGGTGCAGAAACTGATGGATCACGCCAGTGAAAAGCTGAGCTGTAAATACGGTGACATGCAGCGCCGCGCACAGGAAAGCATTGTCAAAAGTGCAGCCGTGAAAGCACCCATCGTCGAGCGCGCCGCGCATGTTTCAGATACAGCTCTTTTTTACAGTCGAATTTACGGGCTGTACAAATTGGCAGCCGTGCGTGACGTTGAAAAATACGCACCGAAAATCAACAACATTGACCTGCTTGCAGTGTCTGCACATTATCCGTTTTTCATTCGTTGACACTGCGCACCTATTCGGATTAAACTTCACGTATCCGCGTTGACAGTTCGCAGGCCTAAAACTAAGCCATCAAATTATCCGTCATGTCCAATACACACCTCCCTGAACTCTCGCATAAACTGCGCGCTGACTTCCAAGCTCGTCAGAAGATGACCAAGACGGCCGCCGACAAAGGCACCCCTACCGACCCTGACAACAAGGGTACCGTCGAAGTGCCGAGCGATGCTGAAGCTCGCAAAAAGTTGCAGCTTGACGCCAACGCCAACAACACTGACGGCGGTACGAGCTCCACAGGTGTTGAAGGTGAGCAGGTCGGTGACCCGCTTCCTGCCGGTGGCGAGCCTGCTCGCGTCGGTACGCCTGATATGCCTGTTGGTGAAGGTGTGAAATCTGCCACCATCGCCAAGGTGACAGGTTCCCTCGCCCAACTGCGCACGAAGCTCGCCGCCGTGACCTCGGCCACGCCGGATCTGACCAAAGCGGCTGCCGCCGTGGAAAAACCCGCACCTGCTGCAGCCGCAGCTCCGGAGATCCCAGCCGGTGGTGAAGCGTTGATGGTGAAAATCGCCTCCGCCCTCATGAACACTGAGCAGGGGCGCGCCGCCGTCGAGATCATGCTGCAGGAGCAGCTGGGTGTCGAAGCCGCCGACGGTCTCGTCAAGCAGGCCGCTTTCGCCGCGCAGCAGCAGCGTCTTGAGCAGGAGCAGGCTCGCGAGCTTTTCATCAAGCAGGCTGCCGCCATCGAGCAGAACCACCAGGAACTGCGCACCCAGCTTTCGAATCTCCCACCTGAGGTGCAGGAGTCCGTGATCAAGGTCGCTTCGGCCATCGAGCAGAAGATGCTCCTGCTGCCGAATGACGTGCGCTACTACGAGCTCTTCAAAAAGGGCGCAGCGGACGCCGCTCAAATGATGGCCATGGCAGGCGGTGCCGAAAGTCCGATGGGGGCGCTACCTCCTGAAGCCGGGCTCGCCGGTGCCATGCCTCCCGGTGCCACCGGCGAGCTCAGCCCTGAAGAACTGGCCATGCTCATCCAGCAGCTCGCGGACGATGGTCAGATCCCGCCCGAAGTTGCTGCACAGCTGCTGGCCGAACTGCAGGGTGCGTCGCAGGAACAGGTCAAGATGGCCTATGTCAAAGAGCTGCAGGCCGATGCCGTTCTCAAGGAAGTGCTCCCTGACATGGCCTCCGTCTTCACCGGCCTCGTCTAATTTTACGTCTTTTCGATTTCCAACCTGCTCAAAATCACATGCTTTCCAACCCCGTCGCCGATCTTCTCAGCACTGCCGTAGCGGTCGCGACGGAAAGCGTGGATGCGCTGGTGACTTCCGAGCAGAACTGCGAAAACTACCGCGTAAAGAACGCCAGCCTGGAAAAACAGGTCAGCGAGTTGCAGGTCGCAAATGCTGAGCTTACCAAAAAAGCTGAGCGCGCGCCGCAAGTCGAAATCATCAAGGTGGCCTCCGTTCACGAGGCCAATCTTCTCACACAATTTCTGGCAGACCGAGGCATCATCTCCCGTGATGCCGAGGAACTGACAAAAACGGCAGGGACTTTGCAGACCCTTCCGGAAGCTGCTCTTCTGCTCATGCGGAAGACGGCGAATCTCGTCGCACCACTGGCCCCCTCTTTGGGATCGTCTCTGAAGCGGCAAGAGCATAAAGACCGAGATACTGCACCGCTGACGAAAGTCGCCGGGGCTAACGGTCAGCGAGGTAGGCGTGAAAACGTTTTCATCGAGCCTGACTGGTAACCGCAAGTCGAAGTCACTGCAGCACACGTTAGATCCATCCTCATCATGTCAATCATCACCCGAGCCAAGCCAATGGTCGCCATCACCCAGGGTTACACCCCGGAAGACGCGGTCATGCGGTACAACCTCGCTCCTTGCCTTGATGCGACTGAAACCGCCGAGATCAAATCCGGTATGGTGGTCAGCCTTGTCCTCGACTCTGGCGCCTACAAATGGCGTCGCGGTATCGCGGCCGGTGCTGTCCCCCACATCGCCATCTATGATGGCAACGATCCGCTGGTTCTCGCATCTCGCAAACTGCCTGCCCTCTCCATGGGCGGTCAGTTCACCCTGAAGACGGGCTACTTCAATGAAGCAGCAGCTGACAGTTTCATCCCAGGTGTGGCCCTCTCGGCCTACCAGCACAACGATGGAACCGCAGCCAATCGCGGCAGGCTCAAGATCGGCGCGAGTGGTGAAGTGGTCGTTGCCCGAGGTGTCAGTGATGGCGCCTCCGGTTCTGCAACCGCCGCCACTGACGAGGACTGGCCTCTCATGACCGTGAGCGGTGTGACCAACGCCCTCACTGTCGAAGTGGAGACCGCCTACACCGGCCTTCTTGTGCCTTAATTGCCCTAACACGTAAGCGAATTTACACATCCACGATTATGGGCAACTACCCCACCACCCCTCCTGTTGACGACGACATCGACGAAATGGTCAAGGACGCATCCGCATTCAGCGAGATGTTCTTTGATGCACTCGATGCGATGCCTGCGTCTGACACGGAAGTCCCGATGACCAAGGTCGCGTCTGCTGAGGCAGGCATGATCAAGCGTCATCTTCGCGAGTCTGGCGTTTTCCGCAATGTGCTCCCCATCGAGCGCATTTCCAAGAACCAGCTCGCGCAGTCTGAGTCCCACGACCTCCCTCGCGTCATCCGCGAGATGGAAGCCGCTCAGATCGCTCCCCGCATCGTCAACCTTGGCGACGCACCGTACACGGCTCCTTTCCGTGGCGACAAATACGAAATCACGTTCTTTGAGATTCAGACCCCTGAATTCATCGCCAACGTGGATCGCCTGTCGACCTACAAATCGGACATCCGCGGCGTGCTCACTGAGAACTTCCTGCGGGACATCCAGGCACTGGAAGATACCTTCGCCCTTGGCGAGGTGGACACCATCTGCGGTCCTTCTGGCGGTGTCGGCACTGCCGGCATGAACCAGTACCAGATCATCAACAGCGCGATCACGATGAAGTCGTATCCGTCGAACAAAGAGGCGTTCATTCGCCGCACTGTTCCTCACGGTTGTAACCTCATCGGCGCCCTTACCACGCTCGCGTTCGAGACCTTCGACGCGGACGACCTGGGTCCTGACGCACGCGCCGAGATGTTCAAGTCTGGTCCGAAGAGCCTGCGCGATGTGGAAATTGGCGGTGTGAAGCATCTTCTCACCATCAAGAACCACCTGGTGCCTCGCAACCTGCTGTACCAGTTCACCGAACCCGGGTTCCTGGGTAACTTCTGCGTCCTCGCTGACGTGCAGGTTTACCTGTCCCGCAAGCGTGACTGGATCCGCACCAGTGCCACCGAGAAAATCGGTATCACCTTCGCGAACAGCGCCGGTCTGAACAAGGTCGAGTTCGAGGGCTAACACCCCTTCAGTTAAATCGAGCAACGGCGAGGGATTAGACACCCCTCGCCGTTTTTATTTGTGCTAGGCTCTAAAACGCAGAACATTGCACACATGAATTTGACGTCTGCAGCCACAAGCACCCCGCGTGTACCGGATCTCGCTTTCGACCAGTACCTGACCATCAGGGGCGTGCGGGACTTTCTGGTGGCCGACGCTGAGCTGCCTGCGCTGGGTCTGACGCAAACCTGGACCGATGAAGAAATTCGGCAGTGTATTGTTGCTGCTGCCAGGAAATACAACAGCATCCCGCCTCTCGTCCACAATGTGCAGCCGCAATCGCTGCCGGCGAATGTGGACACTTTCTTTGACGGAGCTGCGGCGCACGCCTACCAGATCCTCATGTCCAAGCTGCAGCGCGAAGATGTGGACTCAGTTTCCGGCGGCGTCTCCACCAATATGGTGGCCAAGCAGATCAACCACTGCACCATGATGGCGGACAAGCACGGCAAAGCTTTTGCCGAATCTGCTCGCATCAAAAAGATGACCATTAACGTCGCATCCTGCTATGGGCGAATCGGTTAAAAATCCCTTCATCGAAGTTTTTGTGCAGCCCAGCTACGGTCTGGGAAAATGCTGGATCGTGTCGAAGATCCAAGCCGGATTTGAGACCGCCAAGATCTACGCCGCTCGATCGCCCACAGGCACCCCGGGGAGTTGGGTGGATGTGAACACAGAGCCATTCCTCGCTGGTGCAATTATCGAAGACGACTTCGGTACAACCAACCACGACATGACACCTATGCACTACCGCTTGGTGGCTGTCATGGAGGATGGGAATTACGTCAGCCCTGTTGCTGCGACTTATGGTCGTCTCAGTGAAAAGGAATTTGTCCAGCTGCGTTTTCTTCTGCGCTCGGATTTTCGCCGCATGCGCCTGGAAGGAGGTGTGGAAATGCTGCACTTGGTCCCGAGGAGAAGTGGGCCTGTCACATCTGCCAATTTCGACCCTGACACGCTGCAGCTGGTCAACTCAAAGATGGAGGGCGCCAACGGTATCAGCCTCAACGGTAATGTCGCGCCTTACGGGTACTACCCGCCGATCAAAACCTGGGTGCAGAAAATGTCAGCCGGATCTCGTATTGAAGGTGTCGAGAAGTGGAAGCTGCGCATGCTGCCTTTCCCGCAGCCCATGGCTGACGACGTGTTGGTGCACCCAGCGACGGATCAGCGGTTCGTGGTGACGTCCCCTGTTAGTGCCTTCCTCTACAAAGGCTTTGCACCGCTGGCATTTGAAACTGAGGCCACTCTCTTGCCTCGCGCTGACGACCGTTACAAACTCACCCTGCTATGAGCGAACCCATTTCCGTCTGCGAACTCAAGGCCGGCGAGCGCGGCAGCTACTATGCGGCCTATGAGCGGCTGACACGCGAGATCTACGACTGCTGCGAGCAACAGTACTCACCACTGGTCCCGAGACTCAAGCGCCTTCTGACATTGTTCCTGCAGGCTCACTTCGGCGATGCGCACAATTACGGCGAGTATGCTGAGACCATCCAGGATCTAACCTACAATGTCGAGGATCCGAGCAGCTCCACACTCCGCGTCATCCAAGCGCACACATACGTCCCGGGAGTGGAGGAGAAGCAGAACGCGATCATCGTGGAGATCGTCTCCATCTCATCCAGCAAGAAAGTCATTGGTGACTACGCTGGCAGCAGTGACGACAACGGCACTGAGCGGCGTGTGCGAGAGAAGGTCACCGGTGTAAAAATTCACTGTCAGTCGAACGATGCAGACAAAGCGGCCATTCTGGCTGAGACGGCCGCTGACTTTCTAACCTCTGTGCGCGAGAGCTTGATGAATGCGCTCAGCTTGAGCGCTATGGATGTGCTCGGCTGCGAGCCGTACAAGAAAAAAGAACCGCCCGTTCCAAGCGGTATTTTCGTCTGGTCTGTGATTCTGAGCCTACGTCACAATCATTCCGTGTACGTCACCACTGAGGGGCACCGGTTGAAAACCTTCGCGTTAGACCTCCGTTCGCACATTGGAGAATCTTAAAACCTTGCCATAGACTACGACTGCTTTTAAACTAAATTCACAACGCCATGCCAATTCTAAACTACGCCCGTCCGCAGCATCAGATCAGCCTGCGCCTCCAGGAAACCTCCGCGGGTGCCACGCCGCGTGCCTTGGCTGGTGCTCTCGGTAACCAGTTCCTCCTGAACAAGCTGGCCCCGCCTGAGACAGTCTACGGTGCTGCATCGGCCAACCAGCTTCTGACCTACCGTTATGCGGAAGGCGCAGTCATCAGCACCTTGGACAGCACCAAATACACGGTCGACGTCGCCAGTGTCAGGATGATCGCCAAGGATCTGGAAGCACGTCTCGCTGTCATCGACGGCGGTACCGCACCGACAACGGCCCGCGGCTATGTTCCGGATCTGGCTGTGCCGTCCGTGGTGCGCATGGGCGCCGTTGGATCGCACGACAACTTTGCAGGCGGCTCCCTCGCGGCGCTGCTGCTGGGTCGCGACACCAAGGTTGGCGACGTCTGCTACGTGACCTTCGGCGGTAACACTCGTCGGCGCGTGGTGACAGGCCTGATCGGCGCAGCCATCGCAAGCTCCTTCGGTTCCAACTCCGCCGCCAATGACAGTCTGGCTGCAAACGCCGCCGTCAACCCGGTCACACAGGCCAGCGACGCCATCGCTGCGCTGGCTGTCCCTGCGAACTGGACCGTGGCCATCGACGCTGGCGAATTTGTCGGCACTGTGGAGGGCGCGACCTACCTCGGTAAACACGGTGACGCCTTCACTCTGACGGTGCTGGTCGGTGGTCTTCCTGGCACCGCGACTGTCAGTCTCAGCTCCGACAGTGGTCTTTTTTCCGCTTCCTCCATCTTGACCGTGGACGACGCCGGTGACTTCAATGTTCCAGGTGTTGCCGGGTTGACTGTGCGCCTCGAGCCCCCTGGTGGTACCACCACCCTGACGGCAGCGCAGACGTTCCGCTTCAGTGTTCTGGGTGCTTACACGCCGCTCTCGGCCACCAACACACGTCTGGTCGCCGCTGGCACCTATACCGGCGCCAAGGACACCACATTCGTGGCCAAAGTGGTGACCGGCACCACTGGTGACACCGCCACTGGTGCAGTTCTTGAAATCACGGACACCACAGGTCTGCTTGCCAGTTCCCAGGTGACACTGACCAACAACGTCGCAGCCAACATCGGTCTGGGTGTGACGCTGAAGTTCAGTTTGGCTGCGTCGCCTGTGCCCCAGGCCGGTCTGCGCAAGGGTGACATCTACACCGTCGTTGCCAAGGCTGCGACCAACAGCACGACTGATTTCGATCGCATCACCTTGGACGGCCCTGCTGTCGACCTCTCGGTCTACACTGATCCGGCCGTAGCGGTGAGCCTTGATTTTCGCACCGTCTACACGGGCGAGGTGGAAGCCACTGCCTCAGCCGACGGCTCTGCCTGGTCCTCGGCCACGGCGGGCGTCACGCTGCAGAGCGGCCTAGCCCTTTACGACTCCGAGCGCGACAGCGGCAGTCAGTGGGTGCCGTTCGTGAATGGCGTCGGCACCGTAGCCATCATCTGGCGCGCGCTGAAGCTTCTGACCAACGACGCCAGCTACGTGACCATTGACTCGGAAAGCGACATCACCACCAAGCTCGGCGTGATCGACATCGACAACGACCTGGCATACGGCGCTTGGAGGATGTTCGCCGCTGCTGGTGGCAACCGAGTCCTGGCGATGAACATTGGCGGCAACACCGCCGCACACCTGACCGAAGCGCTGCGTCGCATCTCCAGCAACGACTCCTTTGTCTACATCAACCTGTGCAGCAACGGTGACGACGAAACGCTGTTCAAACAGTTGGTGGCGGCGCATTGCATCGCGCTGTCTGCACCGGACAAGAAAATGTTCCGCAAAGCCTACGGCGGCACCGATCTCCCCGGTAGCTACAAGGCCCTCGGTGTCAATGCGAGCACCACGCTGCCTTACACTGCCACGGTCCTTGACGCTGGTGGTGGTTCCTACACGCTGGTCACGCACACCGATGACGATCTGGATTTCCGCAATCTGGAACTGCAGCCGGGTGACCTGTACAAGAGCCTGGTTTCTGGTGTCAGTTACGAGATCGACGAAGTGCTCAGCGCTTCTGAGATCAGGCTGCGCACGGGTCCTGGTTCCGCCGTGGTTGTCGCCCAGGCTTTTGAGCTCTGGTATGCGGACACGGTTGCCTCCCAGATCCGCTACGTTCAGCGGCTGGCCGCGGCCATCAGCACCGAATACTTCACCAACGTGGTGCACGTCGGCAATGGTCTGTCCGGTGGCGATGTGATCTCCGCACGCTTTACCGCTGCAGAGATGGCAGGTCTTCGCTCCTTTATCGTGCCTCAGGTTGGCCTGACGGGCCAGGAGGTGAGCACGGTGACGTCCTTGCCAGCCAGCTACACGCGCTTCATCGACACCGAGCTGGACACCATGGCCGCTGCAGGCAACACGCTGATTGTGCAGGATGCTGTGGGCCTGCCTTGCTACATCCGCCACCAGCTGACGACCGAGACGGACAAGGGCGAGCTCTACTACGAGGACAATGCCCTCGCTGTGATGTTCCGCCTGGGCTTCACCTTCAAGGACACCTACGCCAAATTCGTCGGCCGGAAAAACGTGAACCGCCGGACTCTGGCGCTCATGGAAAAGACGGACGCCGACATTCTGGATGCCGCCACCAAGGAGAGCCTGGCTTCTCCAGACGACGGCCCGCTGATCGCCGAGTACCGGAATCTCAGCGTCACGCAGGACCCGACATTCCGCAACCGGGTGCGGCAGAGCGCCGAGGTCGGCATCTCTCTTCCTCTGGGTGTGATCTACACAGACCTGCTCGGGTATGTGAACGTCACGGCGGCAAATTGACGCATCCTGAAAAGACGACTATCCTCACCTCAACTCCTTAAAATCACATGAGCGATCTTCTCGGCTACACACGCCGCAACAACGCCGGCGACGAGCTGGCAACTTCGGAATTTGCCGTGATCACCCTTGGCTCCGGCCAGGTGTCTCTGGCCCAATCCTTCGATGCCCAGCTGAACCAGCAGGTGCGTCCGGTCTTTGTGCTGGGCGACGCCAGCATTCACTGGACGCACGGCTACGCTGAAGGTCGTGCAAACCTCAGTCGTCTGGCGGGCGGCGTCAATTTCTTCGACGCTTTCCAGGCCAGCGAGTGCGGTGCTGTGCAGGGTCTCAACCTGTCGACCAACGGTGGTCGCCCGTGTAAACCCACGGCGGCAGGACTCAAAGGCATTCTGCGTTTTTCCGATGGTTTCATCGAGTCGCTCGCACTGCGCATGCAGGCCGGCACCACGGAAATCACGGAGCAGGCAGGCATGCGGTTCGCAACCGTCGCCAACCGTTAGTGGCTCTGTTGTAATTCAAGGGGCGTGTGCATTGACACACGCCCCTTTTTAATGCCCTCATACCTGTATGACAGCAGACCATCTTCCCGGTTCAAGATCTCACACGCCGGTCGACCATGCCGCTGCCACCACCGTGGCCCAGGAAGCGGGCGGAGCCAGATCCAGTGCAGCCCTTCAGGTGGGCACCATTTACAACGGCCTCATCAGCCAGGCTTTTGGCGACCAAGGCATTTATCACGTGGAGCTGACCAACCCAAAGGTGCATCTGCCTAACTGCAGGTTGGCTATCGGTGTCGTCTGTCAGCTGCTCGGCATTCAGGATACGACAATGCTTCCGCGCGGGACACGTGTTGAGGTCCTCTACGGCAGTACGTCATTCATCACCGGGTGCGAAGGTGCACCTCTTAGCTCGGGATTTCCAAAGTACCCGCTCGACAAAGAGCACGTGTCGCCCAACCCTCAGTCCGCCATCGACGGCGGATCATCCGCGCCCAAAGGTATGCTCGAAGGCGAGCGAGACATGACCAATGTGCTGGGTGTTGGTGTGCAGCTTTTGACCTCCCTGGCCAGACTTAAGGCGGGTGAAAAAGCCGCGGTCGAGACGTTTCTGCAGGACTCCATGGTCCGCGTCCTGTGCGAAAACTTCCAGCACTTTAGCGCTTTCGGCGAGCACCGTATTCATACCCGCAACGGGCGTATTGACGTGGAGTGGAAGGGCACTGGCTACGATCATGAGAGCTGGGGGCAGACAGAGGAGAACGCGCCAAAGGTGGAGTTCACAGAGCCGTTCAATGCCGAGCAGGCGGCCGATGAAGGACGCTGGAGGTTTCGCGCCTACCTTGGTCACCTGGGCGACTTCTTGAACCTGATCGTGCAAGATCCAGCCGCTGCACTAGGCAGCATGGCGCAGCAAGCCGCAGGAAAATGTCGGCTGCACATCGGTCAGGATGGGACGTTCCTCGCGCAGTCCGTCAGTGACCTGGTGCTGGAGACGGTGTACGCCATTCCTCTCCCGGTGCAGATTGCAGATCTCGAAAGCAAAGAGGAGGCCGAAAAGGTGGCAAGTCTCATGGATGTCGAGCACCTTAAAATCTGCAACGCGCTGGCGCAAGCGCGCGAAGACATGCCTGCCTTGGCCTATCATCTGAGGGAGTACAGCCGCTGGCTTTCTCAGGCGCACAGCTGGCAGAGATTCCTGCAGCGCGATACTGCCTTCACTTTCGAGAGCGAACAGGAATCCATGACGCGGCAGGCTCCATCGTCGGACTGTGGGGAGACCGACAAGAAAAAGGCAGGGGCCGGTGCTGTCGTGCCGAAAACCTACGCAACGGTGCGGGTGTTCCGGGATGGCAGCATTCTGCTCTACGAGGGACTGGGATCAGCCGTCACCTTGTCCAAAGGTTCGGTGCGCGTTAGTGCTCGCGTCGATGTGTCTTTGGAGGCCGCACGCGACATGTATTTTCGCGCCGGCGGCAATATCTTCATGCTGGCTCAGCGCAACGTCGAGATCACCGCTTTCACCGGCAGCCTGGTGACTGTAGCACGCACGGCCTGGCGCGCGCTGTGTACATGGGGGAGCGTGCATCTGCGCACCGACCGCGACGAGGACAATATCAAACAGCAAGCGGACCAGCCAAATGGCGACAGCGATCCACAGGTGGAGGCGGGCGAGCTGCAGCCAGGCATCTTCCTGGAGTCTCTCAAATCCCGCACGTCCATCGGCGCAGCGAGCGCGACCATCCACACCAAGGAAAAAGGGCTGGAGCTGCACGGCAAAGGTTCGCTTTGGGTCACAGGCTTCAAAAACATCTCCGCCGTAGTGACCGAGGAAATACGCATGCGCGCAAAGGCTCTGCATTTCGTCGGATCGTTTATGAACATCTCGTTCGCGGATTTCCTGAATCTCGGACAGCGTTTGATCATCTCCAAAAATGGCTTGTTTGCTAAAGCCAGCCTTTTTGTGAACAGCCTGATCGCACGCGGCGCGATCGAGGGACCACCCATCGGTCCGCAGCCCCCGCCGACACCGTCACCCATCGGTGTCGGTCCGCATCTCAACCACATCAAGGAAAACACCCGATCCCCAGCGGACCAGGAGCCAGGGGTCAACAGTCAGGACATGGTGGCGCTGCCACCGCTGCGCCCGGATAAACCATTCCGCCCGGAGTCTCATCCTTGGCGCATGATGCCGGCGGCCGAGCACTCTCGGGATCTGCGTATCCAATCCGTGCCTCAGGCCGACATTGAGAGTGACGCGAGTGCTGATTTCCTGCCTGCATCTCCTGAGGACATGGCGCTGGACATTCCGCGCATGGGTGATAACCGCGTACCATTTCTCGGCCCTGCAGCTCGGCAGCACTGGCACTTAGAGTCGGAATTGCCGAGCATGAATGTGCCTTGCGCAGTTCCAGCCCCGCAGCTAAATGCAGCAGCACAGGGACGCATGCGCGTTACCGCCGCCACATTCTTCTACCGCAAAAAGTAACACCATGAGTTCACCTATCTTTCCCAAGGACAGCTATGAAGATGAGGAGCTGACAGCTGAAGAAGCCGCAGCTATGCACGCAGCCGACGCGCTGCGTCCGAGCGCAGAGGAGGTCGAGGACCTGGTTCAGCGAGTCACCGAACGCGGTAAGCAGGAGGCCAAGCCTGAGCCGATCAAACCTGAGGACGTCCACGCAGAGATGGGTGCAGCTAGTCCGATGGTTGATGATTTGGGATCCGCGGTGAATCAGTTGTTTGCGGGTTCTGGACTTCCAGAGGTTAAGCTCAACGAGCAGGAGAAAGATCGGTTCTTCATGGCAGCGCTGGAGGACAAGCCTTTTGAGCTGGATGTGCTGCTACGCGGTGGGAAAATGAAGTTGCGGTTCACGACGCTGACCATCTGCCAGCGACAGATGGCAATGCTTTACGCGCAGACAGAAAGCAAAGGCGGTATGGAGATGTTCATGCCTGCAATCCAGCATGTACACATCCTATTCCAGCTGAAAAGCATCAACGGCATGGCCAAGTGGATGGCGCCGCATGTTGACGCTGCTTCGCCATCAGTTGCAACCATCGAAGAGATCCGTGCTGCGATCGACAAAGACATCCGACCGATGAACGAGATGCATTGGTCGGCCATTCTTTCGGCGTGGCGGGTGTTTGAAGCTAAGTGCATCCTCGCCCAGAAAGGGATCACAGATGAAAATTTTTGGCATCCCGCAACCGGCGCCTGAAATTAAAGGCCTTGTTGCGGGGTAACCTGCCGGATCAAAGTAATCGCGGTGTCGTAGCCCGCGCGCACGAACACTTGCTGTTTCGCGCTATGACGATGGAGACAACGGCCTCCATCGTCATGGAGGCCGTGCGTATCAGGGCCTCCTTCGTCCCACTACTGGCAGGGCAGACGAACAAAAAGATCCAGGACTATCATAACAGCCTGATGGCTGAGCTCCGGGCCGCGCACGCATTGCTCAACTTCGACGCCCCAGGGTTCCGCCAGTTGAGCAGGCAAGCGCAGACGGGCTTTGCTGAGACGACCGAGGAGGCCGCCGACTTCGCAGCTCTGACATCCCTGATCCTGAGTGATGAGGAAATCCTGGCTAAGGCGCTGGCCGAGGCCGAGGAAGTGCGCATGGACTTAGAAGACAAATGACCGCATAATCCACCATGGCCGATAGTATTTCATTCATGGACGACCCCGCAAACCCTGAGCGTTTGCACGGTACGAACTACAATGCTGCGGACATGCACGGCTCGTTTGCCAGGTCCAGAGAGCAGGAGACCCTGCAGCGCTGGGCCATGCAGAACAATCCGATCACCCAGAGCCTGCAGAGCGCTATCCTGCGCCTCATCAACACCACCCAGGGTCAAGCCTTCGGACCCAACGCAGGGTATCGCGACATGATTCCCGGCCATGTCTCGTCCATGCTGGCGGCCCAGGTTGGTAACGCTTTCAGCAGCCCCGGGCAGATGATGTGGGGCCTGCAGAGTGCTATCGCCAACGGCAATATGCGCATGAGCGGTCCGGACGGTATGATGTTTTCTGGCGGTCGAGGTTTCCAGAACCGGGTCGCGCAGGACTTTTTCCAGTCCTACATGCAGGAGCGGCCTTTCGGTAGCAACGGTTTTAAAAACTCGAGAATCGGCGAGCAGCTTCTGCCCAGTCTGACGCAGCGCGGTGTGTTCGCCGGTATGGATGTGAGCCTGGGCGGTGACGGGCAACTCACAGACGGCACCAAGCGCAGCATGAAGGGCGTCATTGACGAAAGTACAAAGATGCTGCGCGAAGTTGGCGAGGTGTTCGGTACCGATGATATCGCCGTACTGATGTCGGAGGCTGAGCGCATCACCGGTTTGGTGGCCAGCAACCGCGCCAATGTCGGACGCATGAAGGATCGACTAACATCTCTGCGTGATACGGCAACTGTGCTCGGAATGAATCCAGCCGCACTCATGAAGTTCACGGAAGCCTCGGGACTTTCGATGGCGCAGAATTTCATGGAGGCTGGCATGTCTCCGGAGCAGGCCAACCGCACCGGCAAATTCCTGGCTGGCAATTTCGTTAGGCAGTCAGGTATGGCCAAAGCTGAGTACGACCTGCAGCGCGCAGACGCACTCAAGCGCGGCATCATGCTGCCAGAAAAAGAAATGCCGGAATTTCAGAAAAACCTGGAAGCGCAGTTCGGCGCGTCGCTTAGCGAAGTCGGGTCTGCGGAATTCATTGCGGCCCAGCTGCAGCTGCAGAACAACCAGAATCTCACGCCTGAGCAGCGCAAATCCCTGCAGGGGGCCATCGACACTTACGCCGACGCCAGCAACAAACAGGAGTGGGCAGCCTCCGCGCGGTCGCGCTTGAATGAGTCGGGCGTAGGCTCGCTCAGTGAGTTCTTCCGCTACCACAACTTCAGCGATCTGAGCGAAGCAGGCCAGACGGAGTTCGGCGACAAGTTCTTCTCCGGGTCAAAGGCTGCAGATGCCAAGGTGACCAATATCATGAACCGCGCACGCTCCATGGGCGGCCTCAAAAAGAACGGGAAGTACATCGGCAAGGACCGGGAGAAAAATCTGTCCAACACGCTGGCCGCCCTACTCTCATCTTTTGACCCGGAGACCAGGAACAGAGTCGTAGCTGCTTTGCAAGAGTCGCCAGAGGCTGCGGCTGCCCTCATCTCGGGCGGCGGGTTGGAGAAATTTCTACCGGCCGGAATGACAGCTGAGGACTTTGCCACCGGCGCGTCGGCCGATGCAGATCTGCTGAAGAACATCAACGCGCAGGACTTCGGGGAGGGCACGACCGCCAGCCGTCAATCGCAGTCACAGTTTAAACAGAAGGAGCAAGCCATGCGGTTGGAGCGGGCCATCTACGCCAACGATTCCGCTAAGCTACCGAGCTTCGGTGAGAATTTCCTGGCTGGCTTCATGCAGTATGTGGACCCTTCTGACGCCAAAGTCATTGATGCAGCCATCAGCAAGGGCGGCGGCGATTTACTGCGCACGAAAATCTCAAAGAACGGCGGCATAGAGCTCGACAAGGAGACAGCTAAAAAGCTCATCGCCACGTTCAGCAATTCTGGCGCTGACGCCTACAAAGCTTTGGGTCTGAAGCCCGACGCCGGTATTGAGGATTTCATCATGCGTGCATCCACCAGCGAAGGACTTACGGGGCTGCTGAAGGAGGGCGAGGGCAAGACGCTCACACAGCTCGGCATCACGCAGCTGCAGGAGCTGATGACCAAATCTGGAATCACTGCTGATGCCGAGGGCGGGCTTAAATTTAAAGACGCCGCCGCGCACATGGACTTCATGACCAAAGCTGGTCTGCTCAATGATCGGGAACTGGGTGACCTACCCAAGGAGATATCAAAGGATTCTCTGGCCCAGCCTGGTGGCGTCGGGCGTCTGCGGGATGCCGTGCTGAAAACCAAGCGCGGTAAAAAAATGCTCGATGATGGCTCCGTCATCTGGGGCGATGGAAGCCTTCGTGAGGACTGGCAACGCAACGCCAACGGCGAGGCTTTCGAGTGGTTCAACGATGCAAGCAACACACCCGCCAGCAGAACTGCAGCATCCCTGCCGTTGGTTAAAGATCGCGGCGCCGACGAGGCCAGAAAAAGAGCCGAGTCAGGCGCATCAACGCCCAGAACGCTGCATGTGGCCACCATGATCGTTTCGTCAGTGCAGCGCAGCGGTGCTGGCGCAGCCATTTAGCGCGTGATACACTCCATCTATGTTCTCACCCTCCAGAGGTTGCGTCACCTGTGTCCGTCGAGGATCGGGAAGTCAAAGCGGTTATGAAGTCGAAGGACTTCAGACGAACGGCTGCCCGCCGGTGATCATCACCGGCGTCTCGCCTTCCGATAGCGACGTCGTGCAGCCGGTCAGCACCATGTCAGGCAAAAAGTTTGTCTACGTTTTCGGCAGCGCCATCGGCGATGTGCAAATCAGCGGGCTGGCACTGCTTGGCGCCAACGCCAAAGCTGACACCATGGAGCGCGTGGTCAGCTTCGTGAAGAGCAAGCGACTTTCCGGCGGTAACAACGAGCCCGTCAATGTTGCCTTCCCGGGAGGTGTGCTCAAGGTGTGGGTCACCGGTATGGGACTGGGGAGCGCTGACGCCGAATTTAACACGCAGCCTTTTGTGATCGTCGGCCTTATTGCTGAACCACCATGACCGCTACTCCTCTCATCCCGTACAACCGTCTTTTGACAGCCCTGACCAATCGTACGGGTAACTTTGCCTGGGCTGCATTCAACGCGCCAGTGCCTGGGTTTACGCCTTCGACGGACAAGCTCACTGGTAGGCTGCGTCAAAAGCTCAATTTGCACAAAGGCGGTGATGATTTTGCTGTTGTGCTGGCCATCGGGAATTTGCAGGCCCACCCATTCATGCACCGTCTGCTGCAGGACGACACAAAGACCTACCGCCTGGATTCTCACGCGCTTGTGCCTTTCACTACGTTCGGCGGCGAGCTGACTGCCTCCTCGGTGACAGGACCGCCTGCAGTCTTGCGCACGCCATCAGAGTGGCCGGTGCGTACTGATATGTCGCTCTCTTTCGTCGACGCGCACACGGCCAAGCTTGAGTATGCAGGCCTGCCGGCTTTCATTCACGTCGAGACGGTGGCGGATGGAAGGTTGCAGCCGGAGTGGCCAGAGGCCTGCGGCATACGCGGGCTGGTGCGGCTTTCTGAAGGCTCCGTCTGGGAGTCGGGCGCATCTGTGCGCTGGGAGCACTGGCCCTGCAGCCCGCAGGCTGGCGTTCTCGCAGCGCTATGCAATACCGATGACGCCCAGGCTGTCATTTCCAAGGCTGGCGCAGCGGCTATCTACGGACAGTTGCAGACGGAGAGTGAAAAATTTGCTTGCGTCTGCCTGTCGCTTGCGCTGCTCAACGACAAAGTTTACACCCGCGCATGATCGTCCGTCCAAAAATAACCAGCTCTGTCGGGCAGGATATCAGCGAGCTGGTCTACACGGCCAGCATTAACACCTACGCCACGTGCAACGTCGACGCGCACTATGGCGACCCAGGCGCACGCATGGCGCTGGCTGAAGAGTTTCTGTCGCGAAGGTCTGAATTCAGAGCTGCAGTCCGTGCTGCCCTGACGCCTAATTTCACAGCCGGCATTGCCGACGTACCTGATTCTGAGGCGTGGACGTTCTCCGGTTACCTGAACACGATGGGCGCCAGCAACGCCGTGGGGGCTTTGAGTCGCCCTTCTGGCGCGGTGCAGGCGGACGCACTGGTGAGCCATTTACGCCTATCACTCTACGCGGTGACACAGGAGATGGTGCAGACGAGGTCGGAGTTTCTCACCGGCTCATTGGTTAAGCGTCTGTTGTCCATCACCGACATGCTTATCGAAGACGGCACCAAACGTCTTGAGGAGTCGGCCAGCCCCCTGGCACCAGGCATTCAAAAAGCGGCCGAGGCCAACACGGCACCTCTGGCGCGCTGGCGGGCGATTCTAAATGCCAGCGAAGACACTGTCGGTTACGCGACATTGGCGGATCTCAGCGGGTCAACCAAGGTGGATGTCTTTCTGAACTCGTTCCTCTACAATCAAATGATGGCCAGCAGGGCGGATTTCTTCCAGTGTATGCTGACCCTAGCCGGATCATTCGGGCTCTACTACCAGCCCGGAATCGGCGATGCGCCAGGTCGCCTTTGTTCGCCAGTTAAGATGCTGGAGAATCCAAGGGAGATGGTCCTTGACGGCGATATGACGGCGTTTTCAGACGGCATTGTCAATTCGATGGTGCCCACCGGAATTCTGATAACCGGCCTGCCCATGACACCTTCTGCAGAGCTGAGCGAGATTAAATTTTCGACACTTAGCCTCGGAGATCCTGCGGGCGTGGTCTGGCCTGAGGATGCTGCGGGCGCACTGGTGGAAGTAGGGACACCGCCATGGCTCCCGACCGCTTATTTTCCGTCTGACGCCCCTATCTCTGTTACAGCCGGCGGTCCTGTCCGGTTTCAGTACACCGCAGAGCAGCGCCAACAAGAGTTGGTGGACGAGTGTCAGAGCCTGATTAAAACACTTGGACCTGTCATCAACGAGTTCAGTCAGATCGCCTGGTTAAACGCCAAGACGGCCGGTTCTTCTGCGAGCTTTTCGATACCGCTAAACACCAGCGTTCGCGCAGGCGAGGCGCTCAAACTTACGTTGATTGACGGTAGCATCACCGGCATCGTCAGCACGGTGGAGCACAGGGCCTCAACCGGTCGAGGTTCCGCCGCCGCATCCACCAAGTTCAGTTTGTCCTATTTGCAGGATTGATTTAAAGGTGGGCGATGGCCAACGAAGATCCACTGCGCACAAAAAGCCACCAGCCTGATCCCTGCGCGACGCCGGGAGTGCCCGCGGTTTTTAAGGAGCCTCCGACGCGTGTCGTCCGTTGCGCTGAGCCACAGGTGTCTCTGCCTGAGGAGTTCACAGCGCCTGAGCGCATACCTGCTGCTCCCGATGCGCCGCTGCCTGTGCTGGTCCCTGTGATCGTGCGCAGTGATGGCATTACGCTGCTGTGCAGTGATGTGGAAGGCGTCGGCCCTTTCGGCGATCCATCCACGGTGGCCGGCGGTGCGGTCAGCGAGGAGGTACATCTGCCCACCTTGGGACTGTCTCTGTCCCAATACCGCTACCTGGGCAGCGTCCCTGCTGATGTGATTCAGGGTTTCGCGGACCCTGGCGCCGATCGGGAGGCTTTCCGGCAGGCTACAAAGCTGACGGCGCAGCAGGTGGCAGTACTGGCTGTGCAGGTGGAGAATGCACGTACACGGGTAAACGCCACAGCCCGCGTGCTGGCTCAGCTCGACCTGCGCTGTCAATGGGGCAACTTTCAACTGCTGCTGGACTGCGGCGCTGGCGCTATTCTGACGAGTGACGGGGTCACCGATGAGGCGCGCAACCCGGTGATCATTCCTGCAGGTTCCGTTTTGTCGGCGGCTTCTCAGGAGGCGGCAGAACAGGCGGCCCGGCAGCAAGCCAGACAGCAAATCGCATGCCGGTGGGGGAATGCGGAAACGACCATAACATGCGCTGATCTTGGCTTTCCCGATCCTGTAGCGACAGACGAAGAAGACACCTTTGGTTTTGGCTTGCGTGTAGGCAGTGTGACGATCCCAGCCAACACCGTCATATCAGCTGTATCGAAAGCCGACGCTGACGAGCAGGCCAGGCAGCAAGGTCTGGCCTCCTTGAACTGCTTCTATCTCAACGCGGAAGTCAACCTGTCGTGCGTAGGTGTGAGTCCTGACATTTTTGCCGGGACTGAAGTGCTCAATCCGGAGACACCAGCACTGGCGCATCTCGGAGAGACCGGTAATCCAGTACGCGTGCCGGCAGGTGTGCGGCAGTCCTCTGTGAGTCAGGCTGATGTCGATGCGGAGGCCTCCGCTTTGGCCCTCTCAGCGTTGGTGTGCCGGTGGGGAAATGCGGAAGTCATCAAGCGATGCCCGACGCAGACTTTCAACGGCACCACCTACCCAGCTTCGGACAAAAGCGGCAGGCTGGAGGTGATCATACCCGCCGGCGAAGTAAAGAGTGCCGTCTCCCAGGAAGATGCCGATGCGCTAGCCGACCTGCAGGCGGAATTCGGACTCGACTGCCTCTACTGCAATCCCGAGGTACCACCGCGCTGTGTGCCCCCTGAGGTACTTGATCGTGAGGACTTTGTCATCCCTATCCCGCTGGCCTGGGTGACGTCTGACTGGTCTGTCGATGCGACACCTGGCATAGCGGCCGGTGCCATTTGCGGAAGGCTTATCGAAGAGGCTGTCAGCGTCGCCGAGCAGGTGGCGCGCGTCCCGTTTCCGTCCTCAGCGGCCAAGTGCAGTTACGTCAATGATGAGATCAAGGTGGCCTGTATCAGTGACCCCACCAAAGGCATCATCGGGCTGTTCACTGCGGCGGCAGGTGCAGCGCTAGCCGCCGCCAGCACACCGCCCCCTTTCGATGCGGACGAAGCCAAGCGTTACCTGGTGGTATCCGCCGGAGCGCAGCGCGTTTACGCCTCCTCTTTCGCAGATCTACCCGCTTCCTACAATACACCCGGAAGGGATCTTGCCGAGGCAGCTAAGGCCTACGCCAACGAGCTGGCGCGCCGAGAGGGTCTGGCATCGTTGAACTGCTTTTTCGGTAACGACGAACGCACCTTTACTTGCGCAGAAAGGCTGAACCTCAATCCTGGGCAAGTGGCTAAACTAAACCCGCAGGCGGTCGACAATGTGCTCATTTCTGAGAACTCATTCCAGTCGTTCATTTCCAAGGCTGAAGCCAATGCTCTACGCGACGCCCAGGGGCTGGCAACCCTGCGATGCTTCTTCACTAATCCTCCCATCCGCATGCTTTGTTATCAAGGCATCAATACGAATCCGAATAGCGTTCCGCCGCCGACAGCAGAAAACGCACTGACCGGTGAGATCACTTTCGGAGACGGCACGGCTGACACCCGACAGGGGCTGCCTGAAGGGGAGGTTTCCAGTGTCGCCCGCGGGCATCCTACCAATCCCGTCATCGTGCCCGCAGGACTTTACACATCGTATGTGGATCCCGAATCTGCATTGCGTGATGCTGTGAACGCGGCGCGCGCTTCTCTGGATTGCTTCTGGACCAATAAAGACCTTCAAATATTCTGCGGGGCGGAGCCTGAGCAGGCCGACAAAGATGTGACAACCTACAGCGGCGCCGCAGAGGTCTACGGGACCATAGATTCGACGGCCAATGGTTCATCCGTGCGTCCTGTAGTGGTGCAGGCACATCTGGAGAGTTCATACCTTGGCGCACAAGACGCGACGCGCTTGGGTATCCTACGCGGTATGTCGGTGCTCGACTGCTTCTGGAAGAACGACGAGAAAACAATCAACTGCCCGACACCAACCAGTAAAACTAGATTCGTGGCGGGCGTACCCAAAAAGTCAACGGTCGCTGCCGGGCTGCTGGCTAGCTACGTCTCCAAAGGTGAGGCAAACAACCAAGCGCAGATCCTGGCCGAAAGCCTCCTTTATTGCCTCTACGAGAATGAGGTGTACCCGCCCGAAGACCCCGATTGCGAAGGTATGTCCGTGCCGCGTGCGGGTATCGCTGCTGGCGCCATTCGACTCAACGACTCCGCGACCGTAAAGACCATGGCTGATCTGGTTTTTGCTGCGCAAGGTGGTTGCGTTGACGACCTGGAAGGTTTCCAGGGCATGTTGGATTCTTCAGGCGCCGGCACCGGTGAACCCGGTGCGCCTGGAGAAGGACCAGACTGCAAAGGTAACTGTCACGGGTTTTACAAATGATCAGCGTAGCCACTGAACCGAATCGTCCTATTGCCTGGGAGCAATGGTACAAACTTGCCAAAGATCTGGATGATCTAGCGGAGAAAATTGGCGCTCCCGAGTGGTCAAGATTGACGGAGAACGACGCTACGCCTTTTCCTCAGAAGAGCTCATATGGCCCTGCGCGTGGTCTTCCAGATCTGCTGTACATCCACTTTGTCATCGAGCCGGGCACATCGCGTGTCACAGATCAGTACTTGGCGCAGGCTCCGGAGACTCCGTGGAATGCGCCGGATGCGTCGCTTAAAAGTCTGTTGACTAACGACGACCTGTTCCTGGTCACCAAAGCTGACGAGTGCTGGTGCAACAGTATCCTGCAGCTACTGCCGCGATCCGGATCAACTGCCTACCTGGACAGCTGGTTGGAAGACGACGTGCGCGACACCGAGGAGAAGCGCTGCTGCTGGTCCCTGAAAATACCGCAGGTGGGTGAGACTCTGGACGACAACCAGAGCGTTATTCCGGCGGCCTACATGCGAAAATGGGGCGGCGCCCCGATGCGGCTGCAGAACGCAGGCGAAGAAAGCATCTGGCTGATCCGCCCAGCCTGCGCCAGCGAGGACGGCGAAGGGTCTGGTGAGATATGGCTCAGGTTCAAGCGGCAGGAGACAGGACTCTACCAACTCACAGCTGCGGCACGGTTGCTCATTCCGGACTTCATCACCTGGCCCATCAAGAAAGAGTGGATGAGCAAGCTGAAGGAGTACATGGGGCGCATCCCGAAACGAACCAGCGGTGTGAAATTCGGGCTCATGACGCAAGCGAAGCCGACCAATATGTTCGGCCCCAACGAGCCTGCAGCTGCGCCTGGCAGGACGGTGGATCGACATCTGTGTCTTGAGCGCTCATCCCCATTCTCAGGTCCTATATTCACATGCAAACAGGAAGGCGGCGAACCCACAGTGACCGTCAACGGCTTCGCTGCCTCAAACCTCTACAAACTTGGCTCACATTTCGACGGGGTAATTGCCAATGACAAAGCGCAGATAGCCCCTGGATGCGAGGCTACCTACCGGGACTTCCAACAGCTGCTAAACTGCGTCGATGTGCACGATTATTCAGCGTTTGCCGAACCTCAAGACGAACTCCCTGACGACCCGGGATGCCTCACGAAAGTGGGTGTTGACCCGTGGGAAGAGAACGCCTGTGGATCCGAGACCTGCGTCGAGGAACTGCAGAAAGTCTACGCGCACACCTACAACCAACTGCGGAAAATACTGGAGCTCATGGAGGCTAGGTTGATCCCGTACAGTGAGGCCGCCGCTTGGCCGAATTGTTGTTTCGACGGAGAACCAGGTGGCAGTGGGGATCTGCAACCGTTGGCGACAGGGGTCAATATCAATGTCGGTCCTGAGGGGGTGTGGGATGTTATCCCGAGCAGAGCCATACCGTACAGCTGCGCTGTTACCACCAATGGTGCAAGGCTGCTGGCTTTTGTCGTGGGCGGCTGCAGCACTCCTATCATACCGGCCTACGACTGCCGTGATGATGATGACAATTCTTCCACCAGCGTCCCGCTCGCTAAGGTTTCGCAGGAACTGCGTGTCACCGGTGTAGGCGAGGACAGCGGTGACATCGGAGGTAATCTGACGGATCAGCCTACGCTGGTCGTCGGACCTTTCGAACCGACACCGAACATTTCGGTCAGCCTGTCGTGCAGCGATAACGCGACACCTTTGTGCGATCGCTGTCACTACGACAGTGAGGACCCCGAAGTCATCGAGGCGGCCGGGCAGTGCGTGAACTCGCTGCGCAGCAGTCTGTTTGTGTCGGGTGTGTTTAGTCTTCGTGTATTTTTGGCGCCGGACGGTATACCCGACAACAAGATCAAAGAATGTCTGCAGGGGGTGGAAGTCAATGTCTGACCTTTTTCTCGCTTACGAATGGCGCTGCGCTCCTATTTCTGAAATGGAGGCGTCCAGGATGTTTGAAGCGCTGGAGATGGCACATCTGTTCGGCGTATTTCCTGACTTCGAAGACGCCGACAAATGGTTGGCTGTGTACCAGGCCAATGCAGGCGTTGATGCAAAGCTTCTGCGCACTTGGTTGACAGGCAAACTGCGCACGTTAGTAGTGCGCTGCCATGAGTTATGAAAATCTGATCTCCGCACTGCTGTTCATGCTCGCCTCCGGAGCGGTGGCCTACGCTGTCATTTTCTGGTGGTTCCTGTCAGATCTTCCGGCTGTCCTGACTCAGCTTTTGTGGCGCACGCGTTTGATTCCTGACTCCGAGAAGTGGAAACCTGCCGGTCCTGAATTTTACGAGACCTGGTCCCGCAAAGATTGGGATTTTTGGATGCACGCCATTGTTTCGCTTAACGTCGGGTTTTGGCGCGGGCTGTGTGTGAAAATGCTTACCTGCCCCCCTTGCTTCAGTTTCCACGCAGGGTGCGTCGGCGGTGCCGTCGTCTGGCTCACAGTGTTCAGGACTTTCGAAAGTCTTCCTTTCATCGTGCTGGGCGCACCTGCCGGCGCTGCAGCTTTGAGATTTGTGCCTTTCCCAGAGGTCAGAAAGGCAGCACAGCAGGCGAAACCCAGCAAGAGCGACAGACGCTGGGCGGCGATGGGGCTGGAGGTGGGCACCGACGGAAAAGTTAAAAGTGCGGTGCCGGCTCTGGCTATGATCGCTGAGTTTTTCAATTTTGAGACTCCATGTTTTTTCGAAGGCTGCGAGGACTTGCGTGCGAAGTACAAGGAAGAGCATGAGAAGCTGGAGTCCACCGGATGCACCGCTTGCGACTACAGCGCGCTGCAGGCCAGGTTCGTGACGCTTGTGGAGAAGACCATGGGCACGGTATCTCTGACTCCGACCGCGGAAGTCAAAATGCCGCGCATCCCTGACGCAGAAGCCGCTGTGGAATACATGAAAAAATTCTTCGACGCAGAAGCGGAAGACCCCTGCAAAACTGCAGAGTGCGCTGAATACAGGAAGCAGTGCCTGTCCGAGCTGAACGACGTTCGTGACCCGGCTTCCCGGGAAGGCTACAAAAACCACCGTATGAAAAAAGTGCTGAGTCTTCTGAATCATGAATGAGCTCGTCACCATCCGATTTTCCCGCCGTGTAGGGGACCGTCTTGTGGACTACAAGTTGGTCCTGGACGCAGTCACGCGCGAAGAAGTCTATCTCGGGCCTGACATGCAGGCTCTCGCGGGCGCGCTGCAGAGTGAAGAGTTCACCGTCAACGAAGTTGGCGCTAAAGTGCAGCAGCTTCCTGGCGGCGGTGTCAAAGTGATCGGACTGACCGAGTGGGGGCGCACGGTCATGGACTTTTTCAACGTGGAGGTAGATTTCGACCCGCGTGGAGCAGAGCTTCGGCGTCGCTATTTCGAGGAGCTGGACCAGCTCAATGACGACCCCGACTGCACGGACTGCGCACGTAGCCGTCTGATGCAGCGCTATGCTCGAGAACTCCGCGCCATCATGCCGTGAGCACATACTTCACAGTACCCAGCTGGCTGGCCCGTCATGCCGACTTAGCCGCTTCGTGGGAGGTGCGCCGGCGTCAGATCTCGCGCAGCAACTGCAAAGGCTGCGCTGAAAATGACCAGCTCACCCTGCTGGACGCTGAATTTATGCGCAAGGTTGAGCAGCGCGATAAAAAGGATGCCGCGAACAGGCGTTTGCAAAATCCTCGGTAGCGAGGTTATTGGGCAGCGTGACTACCGCCGCACCCATTACAGCTGAAGACGCCTATTCGGTGTACCAGCAGGACCCCTCGAAAAGCAATCTCTTCGCGGTTGTTAAGTTGCTCAAGCCGACGACATCCTATGCACTCGCAGCCAACCAGGCTTCTGACGATCCCTACCTCAAAGGTCAGGCGGACATTGTAGCGGCCAAGGCTGTTCAGTCATGGAGTCCTGACTCGGGTGCATCCCTGGCTAGCTGGACCGGAACGCAGATGCAAAGGCTGGCGCGCATGCGGCGTGAGAACCTCATGCCTGTGAAAATTCCCGATAGGGCCTGGCAGGACAACACCGCACTGATGCGCGCCGAACGTGCCTTTCAGGAGAAGCACGACCGTGACCCGTCCCTTGAAGAGCTGGCCGACGAGGCAGGTATGCCCATCAAACGTATCACAGAGGTGCGACGCACTGCCCGGAGGATTGTACCGGCCGCAGCTTTTGACACTGATGCTGTAGGGTCTGTAAATCCTCAAGATCCAACGTTCGACGAAGCGACTCAATATATCTACACGGAGGCGGACAAAATTGACAGAGCCATCCTGGAGATGCGCACCGGGTTCGGGGGTAAGTACGAGCCCATGCAGGCTAATGTCATCGCGCAACAGCTGGGCATTGATCCTGCGCAAATCACCCGCCGCAGCGCTCGGCTGGCGTCACGCATCATGAAAATCCAACGTGACATCCAACGCGTGCACGGAGGCAACGATACTTCCGGCCTATGAGCAAACCCATCGTAACAGGACCGGCCAGCCTGGTTCCCGAAGCTGGCGAACCCAGGATCACCGCGCGCAGCTCATCCGATGCGCTCGTATCCTACCTCAGCGGAGAGGGATTTGAACCGCGTTATCCTCCCGCCTTTGAGCCTCTGCCGGTTGTGGAGGCGGATGACGAGATTCCAGGCCCGCTTACTCAGGCGGCTCGCACTGCCAAAGCCGCGTTTGCCAGAGACAGCAACCATGCCTTTGCTTCACGACTGTCTCTGCGCACCAAAGGCGCCGATGCGCAGATTTACAACACCGCCAGAATCCACTATTGGAGTTCACAAACATGATGAAAACGCTCGCCATCGAATTTGAAGGCGCGGAAGGAGCACGCCTTAATTTTTCAAGTCTTCGCACAGGTTTCATGACCCAAGTGCAGAGCGCTCTGGTCAACCTTGCGACGGAAAGAGGCAGCGACCGCCTGTCTCCGCGACGCGGAACTCAGCTGCTTAGGCGTGCGGTTTCTGGCAGGTTGCGCAACATCCGAAGCGACAGCCGAAACGCAGCCAGCTTTGCTGCGATCGACACGCTGTTCTTCCTTCGCGCTGGTGACGCCCCTAACGACACAGAGCGGGCCGCAGAGATCAAACTGCAGCTCGGCGAGTTCCAGGACCGCAAGCTGAACCTGCACCTTCAGATGGTGTCGACAACGGGCGAAACCGTGGGTATCCTCGCCAACGTATGAGCGACCTCCAGCGATACATCCCCAATTTCGAAGATCTGACTGTCGCACAGGTGGAGGAAGCCAGAGCTTTTCTCAGGCTTTGGGTGCGCGCCTACGATGCAGATCTGGCCACCGGAGAGAATTCTCCTTTTGGTGACGCATTTCTTCGACCGGCCGCCGCAGTTCTGTCAGCCATGAACGTGGCCGTCGAGCGCCTAGTCGGCGACCACAGCCTGCAGAACATCGCGGATGGGGGCGCTTACGACTGCGAGACGGCACTCAACTTCGTGCGCAACTTCCACCCGACTTTGACCTCGCCTCAGTTTTCCAGAGGCTACGCACGCCTGATATTCTCCACCGATGCATACCGGGAAATTGACCGCGGCATCCAACTGCAGTTCACTGTCCTGAATGGCGTCACTGCAGGGACGACGGCTGAGGTTTTTTACCCGCTGCTATTTTCGGCTGGTCCGCTTGTCATCCGACCTGCTGGTAGCAGTTGGCGAGCAGACGAAAATTGTGTCGTCCTAAAGCAGCTCAACGAGTCTGAGTTCGCTGTGGACATCCCTGTCTACGGATCTGGGAATCTGAGCGTGCCCGCCGGCACAGCTGCGGCCGTCAGCCAAACCGTGAGCGGTCTGCTCCGCGTCACCGCGGTCGGCGCGTTCGCAACTGGTAGCGACGAGCAGAGCTTGGTCAACCTGGCCAAGAAGTCCACCACACAGGCCTTCGCCTCATCGCTCAACGCTAGATTTGGCGCCGTGGCATTTTTACAACGGGAGTTTCCCGATCTGTCTGCGGCCTCCGTCACGATACCCGGGGACGCTGAGATGGTGCGCGAAACGGTGACGCCTCTAGGTATCGCCAAGCCGGCCATGGATATCTGGGTGCGCGGTAACACCGTCGGGGTGGTGGAGAAGGCCCAGGTGCGGCTGCCGTTTTACGCTGTACAGGGCAGCGACTCCGTCCGTCGGTTCATTGGGAAACTCGCTCTACCTGGATTCCCGATCCTGATCGAAGACATCGCAGCAGTCGGTGCTGCTGACGTGAGCCTTGGCATCGGCAGCGACGCGGTGCGTATCCTTTCCGCCTCGCTCAATCCATCCGCCGCGCCGGCGCTGGCATGCGCTCATTCTGTCGAGGAGGAGCTCGTCATAGGCATCAGCATGCCCACAGACAGCGCGGGTAACGACCTCATTGCGTTGGATGTAGCTGCAGACGGCACCGAGTCTGCAGTTTTCGAATTCACTTACAGGTCAGACAGCGCGATCGAGGCGGTCAACAACTGCCTGAGAAGTCGCGATGTGCATCCAGTGAATGTCGGCGTTCTGGCCCGCGGCATGATTCCAGTCTGGGTCAAAAGTTTGACTGTCAGTTATCGCCGTAGCGCAGGTTCAATTTTCAAAGCGGCACAGGCCAGGGAGGAGATCGTCAGGTACATCAATTCCATCCGCTACCCGGAACAGGCCAGCGACGCTTACATTACCGACAGCGTTAGATTCGCCGGCGGCACTTTCATCCAAGTGCAGTGCCAGGCTGATCTTGTACTAACGCTGGCTGACAAAGTGCGCCGAGACGTGCTGAATCCGGCGACCAGCTGGAATGCTATCATAGCCGCTGCAGATGATGTCCCGCTCTACCGGGCTCTGACGCTCCAGCAGGCTAATTTCACTGCCGTCGATCCTGCGTTGGGTACCGTTGATGCGCTTTATTACGCAGTTGGCATTCGCAATGCGGCTTTCTTCATCGACGGCGACAACATCCATTTTGAGGAGGTGCGATGACCCACGATTTCCACGCGTTGACCTACGCAACTCTCGGCTCTTTCTGGAATCAGACTTTGCGCTCTGCGGATCGTCCGTTTGCTCGAAGACTGGTGCGCGCGCCATATGTCCGCGACGCGGCCTCTGACGTGTTGGAGGCGTATCTCAGCGACGGCGCCGTACCGCTGACCAACAGCAGGATGCAGTTCGATTTACTGTCCGTCATCCAAGACGGCGGCAGCTTTGACTATCGCCGCCGGGTAAACACGGGTGCTGGTGAGATTGTCTTTCGCCCTTCGGATGATGAAGATTGGCAACGCTGCGGCGGATTCTTGGGGGTGACCGGAGAAATGACATCCGCAGCCATACCACTCTTGGCCACACCGACTGGCGAGTTCCTTCTTTTCCCTGGTGGTAATCCGGTGCAGGACATCGCCAGAGCGGAGTGGTTGCAACAACCTATCTTCCTGCTGCCGTGCGATCCTGATACCGAATACCTCTCATTCTTCACCGCCTCCAAAACTTTGACTGCAGGTTTGGACTTCTGGAGGCGCGGCCGAAATGTCCTGGCGTTTCGTGACGACCCTCGACGTTTGTTCCCAGAAGGCGACGCTTTTTTCACAGGGTTTAAAAATGCCGGCGGCGCCTTCAGACAGGTGCTTGCGACATCGGGAAAACCTGGTCCTCGCGTGTGGGCCTGGGTGCGCGGTGCCGCATCCTCTTTTTTCGCCTATCAGCTGGCCATAGCGGAGGCAGCAGGCCTCACGGTTATCGAGGGAGACGGTGAAGTTCTTTTTGTCAATGAGGACGCCCAAGGCGCAGTCACCTACGTGATCGGATCTGCTGTTTACAGGGTAGCCTACCGGCACACGCTTCTGACGCTGGGCCAGCGGGTCCTCGCTGGCACCATCGTGGGCGGCGGGGTGGAGGTTCTCCGCAGGGATACGGACGCCATGTGGTACCGCAATGTGAACTGGGGAAGCGGTCTGTCGCTGGATGCGCTTTGCCCTGTGCAGGGGGTGACAGTGCAGGACAGCACCGTTTCCGCCACTGTCGTATCGGTCACAGGCGGCATCCGTGTGGAGTTCCCGTTGCTGGGATCTCCAGCCGCCGTTGCCGCCTACTGGGCCCACGTCCGACGCATGGAAGACATCACCGGCATCATGGTCGCAGATGCGCTGCCGAGTCTGACAGCGATCGACGATGCGACACCGGTGAACCCGATGGAGTTTTTCATGACAAACATGCTGGGCGCCTACCTGATCCCTGTGCGTATTCAGTTGCAGGACGTTTCAACCAACATGCAGCACCGTGCCGAGGACTTCGCGCGCGCCAATGCGCCGACGGGCGGCGTGGTCGTGCTTGTCTAATGCGCCACCGGGCGTTATGTTACCCGGATGACAGTCCAGCTCACACGCAATGCCCCGAATCGGGCGGAGGTCGAAGGTCGCAGCGGTCACCTGCTGATCGTCAGCGCCAGCTCGGCTGACATTGATCCTGCCATCTTCATGCATCAGCAGGCTGTCAGCCAGAAAGAGCCCGCGTTGTTTACAGGCGTCTGCTCGCCGCTGGATCTGCGGCTTCCAACTTCGCCGGTGGCCGTCGACGGCACCGAGCGCTACACCTTCTACAGGACGGCTCAATTCCAGTTTTGGTGCTCCTCTGCGGAGAACATGGAGGAGATCTGGAACACCTGCATTTCCGAGGTTCAGGATCTGATCAACAGCCTAAAGATTGCAGAGTCCGTCATCACAACCACCGTCACAATCACCGCCGCATGAGCCGACAAGTACGCTGCCTTCCGACCCCATCCAGCTACGCCTATGCGCCTGGATTCGCCCTGCAGGTGTCGAAAGACGCACCTACGCTGGAGATCGAGGACTACCTGCAGATGAGCATCGGACGAAAAAAGACGACCTACATACCACGGTATCTGGTTGAAATTCGCGACATCGCGGGTCGTCTCATCGCTTATGACTACAGCAACAAAGGCGTTTATGCGGTCAACGACGATTTGTTTTTCGCTGCGGATCTGCGTGCGCTGAATTACGGCAGCTACAAGATCCTCTGGCGCACAGAGGGCGTCAGCAATCGAGGCGAGCCGTGGGATTTTCAGCACCTGGAAATTATGACTCGCGTGGCCGCAGACCATGCTTTCAAAAAGGACCGCCGTATCTGCGAAGTTGCAGGTCTGAACAACCTACCCACTGCAGATCAAGGTTTGCTGCTACCTGCAGATGGTCGGTCGTGCAAAGCCGTCAACGTGCTGTGCGCCTCGCTCATTCCAGGTCCTCCTGGCGCCAACGCTGCTAATCCTGAATTCCGTGTGAACGGCGGTATGCTGCAATGGCGTCTGGAAGGTGCGAGCGCCTGGCAAGACCTGGTCAACATTGGCTCCCTGGTCACGAGCGTCGGCTGGGACGATGTAACCGGGAAACCTGCCGGCCTATGCACGGCTGAAGTAGGTGCTGAGGGTCTGTACCTGGAGTTCCGAAATACAGACGGTGACCTGATCGGCAAATCACTTTACGAAAACTCATGAGATACATCTACTCCCTGATCGTTGCTCTTTTCCTGGCGATGCCGGCCCCCGCACAGGTGGCGGGCGGTAGTGCCGGTCTATCTTTTAAGAACACAGGTAGCGCCGGTGTCACGACACAGTGGCTGCCTCCATCTGCAACGCTGACGCTGCTGGCAGCCCAAAACGGCACGATCGCGGGTATCACCTTCGGCGTCGGATTCACTGTGACCAACGGTGTGGTGTCTGTGACTGGCGGCGGAGGCAGCTCAGTGTGGGGAAGCATCACAGGTAGCATCTTGGACCAGACGGACCTGCAGACGGCACTTTCCGGAAAAGTCAGTCTGACGGGCAATTACACTGATCCGACTTGGCTCACGCTGACGAAGGGCAAAGTCGGGCTGGGCAATGTTGAAAACACGGCTTTGTCCACGTGGGTCGGAAGCTCCAACCTCGTGACGGTAGGCACCATATCCAGCGGCGTCTGGCAGGGCACGGCCATCGCGGACACCTACATTTCATCTGCTGCCGTCTGGAATGCTAAACAACCTGCCGGAAATTACGTCACAGGCCTCACTGGTGACGTCGAGGCTGCAGGGCCTGGCTCTGCAATCGCCACCATTGCAAGCGGTGTCGTCAGCAACAGCAAATTGGTCACTGTGGCCGAGGGCACAATCAAAGGGCGCATCGCGGTCGGCGTGGGAGTCGTGCAGGATCTCACAGCCGCGCAAGTCCGCACTCTTCTGAATGTGGAGGACGGCGCCAACGCCTACGTGCTGCCAGCGCCAGGCCTCAGCACGCTTGGCGGCGTCAAGCGTAACACCAGCGCCCCGGGAGACGTGGTGACAGGAATTGATGCGAGCGGTAATCTACTCTTCACCACGCCGATCGTTTACCAGGCACAGAGCAGCATTCTGTCAGCTCTGGACTCCCTCACATTGTCTGCAGGGCAGGGCATCTACACCACAGGCGCGGCCTCGTTCGCCACTTTTACGCTCAGCACAGAAGGCCGCGCATTTCTGGCAGATCCAGGCGCGTTCACGGGCAACATTGCAGGCACCTGGACCGGCGCGGTGATCCCGGTGACCAAAGGCGGCACCAACGCTACTGACGCGGCGACAGCGAGGGGAAACCTCGGGCTGGCCATAGGCATTGATGTGCAGGCCTACAGCGCCAATACCACATTGCTGGGGCAGACCATTGACCTCGCCAGCGAGGTAGAGGGCACACTGCCTGCGGCTCGTTTGCCGTTGCCGGGTATTGCGAGTCTGGGCGGCGTCATGAGGAATGCGGGTGTCGCTGGTCAGTTTGTGACAGGTATTCAGGCAGACGGCAGCTTGATGTATGACACTCCTTTAGGTGATATGACGGGTCCAGATGGCGTCGTTAGCGGTAACATTCCTGTTTTCAACGGCGAAACAGGAAAGCTGCTGCTGGACAGCGGTTTTGCACCTAGCGCCTTTAGTCTTGCCGTGCATGCGAACAACCATCTCACCGGAGGGTCCGACCCCATCGGTCTGGCTGACTTTGATTCAGAGGGCTTGATGAGCTCCGAGTACGCGCAGAAATTGGACAGCATTGAGACGAACGCCGACGTCACTGATGCGGCTAACGTAGCCGCTGCGGGGGCGGTGATGACGTCCAATCTAGCTGCGAACATTGCTACATTTCTAGGCACACCAAGCAGTGCCAATTTGCGCCTGGCCGTTACCGACGAGTCTGGAAATGGCGGGCTACTCTTCGCAAACGGTAATATTGGGGCTGCAACTGCTACCACGCTCAACGGTCTGACCATCACGACGACAACCGGATCGCTGACTGTCGCAGCCGGCAAAACCCTGATACTTAGCAACACGCTGACATTCTCCGGAACTGATGGAAGCACCTTGAATATCGGGACAGGCGGCACGCTGGGCTCTGCAGCCTACACCGCATCTACCAGCTACAGCGGTGCAGTGCATGCTAGCAACCACCTGACAGGTGGTTCCGATCCGATAGGTGCGGCCGACTTTGATTCCGAGGGTCTAATGAGCGCAGCTTACGCCTCGAAACTCGACGGGGTGGAGGCGCTGGCCGATGTCACCGATACGACCAATGTAGCAGCGGCGGGAGCATTGATGACTTCTAGTTTGGCTGCAAATATCAGCACGTTCCTGGCGACGCCGAGTAGTGCAAATTTGCGCGCTGCCGTAACCGACGAATCCGGAAATGGAGCCATGCTTTTCGCCGGTGGTAACATCGGCACCGCGACAGCCACCTCGCTCAACGGGCTGACCATCACGACTTCCACAGGTACACTGACGATTGCGGCTGCAAAGGTGCTGACGATCAGTAACACGCTGACGCTTTCCGGGACGGATGGTAGCACGTTGAATATAGGCGCCGGCGGTACACTGGGATCCGCGGCCTATACAGCGTCAAGCGCCTACCAGCCGCTGGACCCGCAGTTGACTGACGTCGCCGGCCTGGCTCCGACAAAGGGAAGACTCATGGTCGGCGACGGAACGAACTGGGTGGATCTGGGTGTAGGCACGGACACCCACGTACTGACGGCCGATAGCGCGCTGCCCAAAGGTGTTAAATGGGCAGCGGCCGGAGGTGGCGGCGGGCTAGCGTCAGTGACTGAGACTCTGCACACCGCCTCACCCAACAACACGGTCAATGCGCTGGAGCTGGCAGTCACAGGCGGTACGACAAACGTGGACCTAGTGCTGACGCCTAAAGGTACTGGCGCTTTTATTCTTTACGGCGAGCCGGACAACACTGCGACAGGCGGCGCAAAAAGAGGCGCCTACTCCATTGATTTACAAGGTCCTTGGCGAAACAATAACGCCGACATCGCCAGCGGTGTGTCGTCCATTGTCTGGGGTCGTTACTCGAAATCGACGACGCAATACGGCATGGCCGGCGGTTACCTGTCGCAGGCCACCGGCGGATCCGGCAGTCAGGCCATTGGCTACCAGGCCATCGCCTCCGCCAACTACGCGGCTGTGATCGGCGGGGTCGGATGCACGGCGTCCGGCACCTCAGCTTTCATCGGAGGAGGCCAGACTGTGACCGCCAGCGCCAGCTACGCAAGAGCGGGCGGTTTCAACGTTCTAGCTGACCGATACGGCATGGACGCTTGGGGTAGCGGTATGTTCGCTACCCAAGGGGACGCACAGATGGGCGACGCAGTCGCGCGTATCAATACGACCAACAACACGCCCGCGGATCTTAGGATGGACGGATCCACGACCCGGTTTACCATCCCTTCAAATAAAGTCCTGGCGATAACCATTGACGTCGTCACAGGCACCAGCACCGGGGTGGTTAGCAGTTTCAAGCGCAAGGTCGTCATCAAAAACATTGCAGCGACCACCACACTGGTGTCCACGGAGACATTAGGGACTGACGTCGAAGAGGACTCCGCTACAGATCTCACGATTCTTGCTGACGACACCAACGATGCGCTTATTATACGTACTACGAATTTAAACAGTATTAACTCCCGCACAGTCGCCCGGCTGTCATGGGTTGAACTAGGCTTCTAGGTATGAAAAAAGCTATCCTATTTCTCTTTCTGGCGCTCTCCGTTCTGGCGGAGGAGCAAAGGCAGTTTGGCAGGCTAGACACAATGACGCTGGTCACGCTGCCTGTGGATGAATTAGGAACGCCCAACCTGGAGGTACTCCGCGACACAAGCCAGCCTGAGTGGGTGCCGCCTGTGGTTGTCCCGTTGCTGAAAATAGAAGCACCTGTCGTGGATCTGGATGCTTACGTGCCGGTGCCGAACGTGGTGTGGTACGCGGATCGAGTGGAGAGGCAATGGAGTCTGCGGGCGCTTACGCAGGTGGAGAGCGCGCGACGGGTGCTGAAAAATGGCTTCCGCGTCATGCCGGAGAACTTCGTGATACCCTTTAACGACAAAGACAGGAATCAGTTCGCGCAGATGCTCAATCTGGTCAACACAGCGCAAAACCAGGGATACATAACCGATACCACCATTCAGAAAATAGCCGACGCATCAAACGTGATGCACGAGGTGACCACCCAAAGGTTCAAGCAGATCATGGTCCTCTACGGCTTTCAGTACAAGCAGGCCTGGGACATCCTGAAAGAGGACGCTAACTGATGTCAGCTCACGACGGTCTCTAGTTTTGGGTAGGCCCCGTAGAAGTGAGACAGCGCGCCAAAGACACGCGGCGCATCTGCGCTGATCACATTGCCGCGACGCTCTACATTGTTGCCGAAAAGTGATCGCATCTCCAGCTCCACATCGTCTGCGTCGTCGCTCTCGCATTGCATATTCACCCGTTGCTTGCGCGTGTCATAGGTCATCTTTTTGCCTGCGCTTTTGGCATCTCCAAGACTTCCGAGGTAGGCGTCAACATAGCTGTACGGGAGTCCGACTTTTTCATTGGTGAGATCAGCACCAAGCATCTCAGCCAGCAGCCACTCGCCTTCCCGCTGCATGCAGGAGCTGGGAAAGACATGGCGAAAAACAGGCAGCTTCACCTCCGGGCTAGACAGCAACCACTGCACCAACTGCTGCATAGCAGTCTTCATGAGCAGTCCCAGTTCTCGCGCCCCGTCCACGTCCGCCTCCGTTAGCGGACAATCCACACCTCCCGGTGTCAGAACTAGCGCCGACCCTTTGATCTCTGCGGCCATGACATCGGAAGGGCAGAATCCAAACACAGGATAGCCACAGGTGAAGTCCCCGATGTTCAACCATTGCGTGATGCCGCGCCGTTGTCCGAAGCTTGCGAATATCTCCTCCAGCGCCTGCTGTGTGCTGTGGTTCTGCCGCAGACAAACGGCGTAGCTTGGGCGGTGCAGGAATGCGCGGGCGGTGGCCGAGACAGTGAGGCAAAGCAGCATCAGCTTCGCAGGTGTCAGCTTCATCAGTTGCGCATGTGTAACCTCTGACATCGCACCCGGGATCTGGTTAGCTACGGTGTAGTGATCAAAAATAGCCGTCGCAGGATGGTAGACAAAATCCGCAATTCGGCAGCCGTCCATGTTGGTGACGAAGTCCGGCGCGATAAACTCTTTGCGGTCGTAGGCCCACCCCAAGCTTGTCACACCCAGCCGGTTGGGTACCACCGCGATGTGCTCACGCCAGTGGCGGACCACGTACTTGAAACCCGGCTTGGACAGAATGACCGGCAGACTTTTGCTCTCGGTATTTTTGCGAGACTTGGCCACCGCCATTTGAATGAGGCGCTCCATTTCCGAAGCCGAGTCGATATGACGCCTGGAGGCCAGGGTCTCGTAATAGGCGCCATCAAAATGAACACGCAGTGCATGGCAGAGGTCCTGACTCTGCAAGAATGCGACGTTGTATATTGGACTGGCTGTGAAGTTGCTGACAGCCTCCGGAGATCTCCGGGCCTCGCGGATTTCGTAGCCGGAAGGTTTGGATATGAGTGCTAGTTTGTTCGAGTTCAGAACTGTCAGCTCGCCGACGATTGTCTCCACCTGGGCTGCGGCCTGGTGCTTGCCGTCTCTGCGCAGGAGGACCGATATCTGCAACTGCTCGTCCTCCCGCAGGTATACCGACCTCAGACAGTTACGACCGCTGGGAGTCAGACCGTCCGCATCGCTGTGGCAGTCCAGCAGGTGGGCCATGCCTTCCACCCAGTCTCGCTCCCGCAAGTTTCCCGCCTGGAACATTTCACTGACTGTCGTGAACAGCAGCGCGGGCATGTGCGGGCGAAGACATCCAGCCAAGGCGGGCGCCTCCTGGCTGGCAGAATCCAGCGCGAACAGGGGCTTGTCGAAAAAATGCCTCAACTCCTTGTTTGGAGAGTTTCTACGATGCCAGACACCCATGGCTGTCACGCCTGGCCGGACGCGCTGCAGCTGGCTGTTCAACCAGGCTGACGTCATGAATGAGTCGCACAGGACCGGACGCAGCCAATTCATGGACTGCAGCATGCCGCTCATCTGAAAGGCGCAGTCTTGCAGTTGTACGTCAAGAACGTTGCCGCGTTTGGGGTTGTAGAACACCAAGGTGGTGGTCCACCCTGGCGCGGTCATGTACGGGATGACGAAGCACGGACCCGTCGGAAGTTGGTTGAGCCCGCTACCAGCACCACTGAAAAGTCCATCAAGGAGTGCGGCTAGTTTCTGCAGCTTGTCCGGGTTGATACGCAGCATGGTCAGGTCCACCGCCGCTGGGTCCATCTGTTGGTTGGACAACCACGCCCCCATCCAGGCAACGTCAGGACCTGGCGCATCAGATCGCAAGGCGTAGAGGAAAAGGAACAGGCTGCGCTGCTTGGCCAGCTCTTCAGCAGCCACGGTGAGAACATCACTCCATGGTGTGGCCACGCCTGAAAAGGCCTCAGGAAACTCCCGCAGCAGCCAGCTGAGGCTCTGCCCGTAATTGACGTCCTGCCTGCAGTCCCGGATAAGGTCGATGTAATTGCCGGCCAACCATGGGCACGCCTTGTGACTGCACAGCAAGTAAGCGTCCACGATGCGCATCTCTGAACCGCAGAATGGACAGCTGGTGCGCAGACCCCGATCGTCTGATACGACGCGCATATTAAGACGGCGCAGCACTTCCGGAGTGGACGGCCTGAGAAGGGACGAGGTGACTGACATCGCTGCATAGTTCCAGCAGCTATCACGAAAGGTCAATATTATCGTGCGTGCGCAATTTTACCACCATGGGTGTTATACTTAAATGAGTAGCAAGATGTTATTCACCTTACCAACATGCCTGAAGAAATCTTACCCACACGGAAACAGCGTCTGCTGATGCTGGACGCCGCGCTCACACTTTGCGAAGGCGTCTTTGCAGAGTCGAACCCCAATGTCCACGCTGGCGTCGCTATGCTTCAGGATGAGCTGGACATTCTCATCGCCGAGGCGTACCCGCACTCGATGTTCAAGAACTTGCTGCGCGAGCAGAAAGAGGCGTGCCAGGCCATGGCAGAATCACCCATTCTGTTCAGCGAGCTACCGTGAGCTCGCGAGGCCTGACCTCCCCCGCTCAGCCCCTCCCGAAAAGGAGGGGCTGAGACCCTGCAAATTTTTTACCTGGCGCATCAATGGCTAGAGGCTAGAATTGATAACCATGACGACCGACTGGCGCACACATCCAAATCCCACAGCCATCAAACACGCCGGCGTCTCCGAGTACATGGAGAAGGCCGCAGCTTTCAAAGATTACAGGCTGTTCGCCGACGTGAACCGAAAACTGCTTCCCGTCGACACACCGGAGGCCATGGTGGCCTCGGCCGCTTTTTACTACGGGCATTGCGATGCCAATCCGACCATCGAAGCTGCACTTGTGAAGTCGGCCGCGTTATTCAAACTGGAGAACTCCCTGCAGGGGATCAAGGAGCTTTTCGAGGCGGAGACCGTTAAATCAGCCAGCGCCGAGACGGAGCTCATCAAATACGCCTACAGCAAAGACGGCGTGAACGCCTATGACATCAGCGGGCACATGGAGATTGACGCGTCCGCCGAGGGCCTGCTCAAGGATTTGCACGAGGGACGCATCACTCCGGCAATCGCCAGAGAAGCCGCCTGCGCCATGGTCAAGGTGGCCGCGAACAGTGCAGATGTGCATCTCCCGGCGCGCATCCGCAGTCTCGGAGGCAGCGAGTCCACTGACTGGGACCGTGTCGAAAGGTTGGTGCGCTCCCGCCGTGACGCAGGTTACACGCCGGACGACCTGAGTTTCATGAACAGCTGCATCAAGGCGGCCAGCGCTGGCGCTGTGGTGGACTCGCCGGATCGTATATCGGAATCCGAGCTGGTTGAGTTTATGACGTCCATTGATGCGGAGCGCGGCGTCAAATACGCCTCCCACCCCACGCCGGAAGAGATCGTTTACTGCGGCGCTCCGGCGGAAGTTCTGAAAAAGGCAGCCGCCTCATTCCACCTTCTCGGCGGCACACCTGTGCCTGCTGGGATCACTGCCTCTGTTAAGCCGTCAGAGTGGCAGCGCGTCCTGGACGCCAAGGATGCGACCATCGCCGAGGAACTGACCAAAAAGGCCAACGTCAGCGCTTCAGACGCTAATGACTTCGCCTGCGGTCTGGATTCTGACACAGGCCTGCGGATTCTCTCCGGGTTCATTGAACTGGCACGCAGCAAGGTCTGAGTACCATGCCTAAAAAACTCAACAGGCAAGCTATCAGCCAGTTGCTGGGCTCACCCGAGACCCACGCAACAACGCTGCATTTTATCATCCTGAACCAGTACGGGCTGAATGCGCTTTACCCGGAAGGCGATGAAGATGAGTGGCCTACTTCTATGCTGTTCGACATGCTGGAAGAGGACTTCAAAGTGGAGCTCCTGGAAAACTCGAGAAACAAGATTCAGGCGCTGCAGACAGCTCTGCTCACCGATGGCTTCTTTACCGATGGTGACGCCTTTAGAGGCATCAGCATGGGGCTGTTTGACGGTGATGTGGAGGATGCCATCGACGGTCTTTTCGAGGACCTAAATTTGGCGCAGGTTCTGTGGGCGGTTTACGAAGTGGGGATCAACCTCGACGAGGAGACGCCGCTGTCTCCAGGCATCCAGCGTATCATAGCGGTTGAGCTGGCCCAGGATCTGGCGCAGGGGCAGACAGATGTCGTCAACGTTTTGACGGTGGAATATTTGCAGCTCCTGAAAGAGTTGCAGCTGTGCGGCTTCGACCGCGAAGAGTTGGAGTCGCTATTACCGACTCCGTTTTTTATGCAACTTACAAATGGTCAACCACTGTTCCCACAAACCGTTTAATACCAGCTCCCCTACGCGGGGCCTGGTGGTGAAGCCGGCGCCGTCTCTCGCGCAAATGGTCGATGAGATCGAAAAGAATGAGGCCAGGGTCTTTGCGCTCGCCTCGCATAAAACAAAGTCCCCGACAGAACTGATCGAAAGTCAGCAAAAAGTGGATCCGATCAGAGGCGTCAAAAAGAAAGATGGCAGACTGACGCACCGCGGCGAGTCCGTCTTCTCGCCAAAATCTCAGAATCAGCAGAAGCTTTTGGCGAAGATCAAGCTGGGCAGTCGTGTCAGGTTTCTGCACCCCTCCGGACTTAACACTGACGGTTCCAGAGACCTGAGTGTACTGACAGGGAAAGCCATGCTACGGGCAGCAAACGGCGGGTGGGTGTGCAAGGTGCGCCACGGCTGCGAGATCGCCAGCGCTGGAATGTTGCTGGGGAAAGCGAAGTGAGGAGGGCGCTAAGAGCTGCCGACCTGTTTGCTGGTTGCGGCGGTACCAGCTGGGGCATAACCCGCGGTGCCCGCCGTATGGAGATGGACCTGGAGCTGCTGGCTGTGAACCACTCTCGTGCAGCGCTGAGAACACACGCAGCGAATCTCCCGGCGGCACGGCACTGGGCTGACAATCTGTTCAACCTGGATCCGCGCACAGCCTTTCCAAATGGTGGGCTGGATTACTTCCACGCATCGCCGGAATGCACCAATCACTCACACGGGAAAGGCAGCAAGCCCCGTGATACCAAAAGCCGCGCTACGGCTGACTGTGTGATTAAATGGGCGACCACGATGAAGCCAGATGTCATCACCGTCGAGAATGTCATGGCGTTTCTTGACTGGGGGCCTTTGGACGAGCACGGACAACCTGTTAAAGCCAGAAAGAAAGAGTATTTCAACCGCTGGGTAAAAGACCTGCAGCGTGCCGGGTACGCAGTCGAGTGGCGGAAGATCAACGCTGCCGACTTCGGCGACCCGACATCCAGGGAGCGCCTGATCATCCAGGCCATTAAAAAGAACTCGGCCTATGAGATATTCTGGCCGGCACCTTTGTTCGGACCAACGACGGTTCGTCCGTGGCGCTCGGTGGAATCAATCCTGGACTTCAACGACATCGGCACCAGCATTTTCAACCGAGAAAAACCGCTGGTGAAGAACACGCTTATGCGCATTGAGGCCGGCTTTAAAAAGCAAGGTATTCCGCCATTTGTGATGCACTTCATGGAGCACGGCGTGATGCCGTATGAACTGCACCTGACATCCGCGCCTAATGGGTTCCTGGCCACCATACGTGGCACCAGGGCTAATCAGATTGAGAACTGCGTCACTGAGCTGTTCCTGCCTTTGCCGACGGTCAGCACCAGCGGTGGACACCATCGTCTGGTGCAGCCGGTGGTGTGCTGCAGACGTGGCACCAGCCCCGCGCACATCAACGCCTCTGTGGTGCCTCTGGAGTCGCCCATCAGGGCTGTGACCACCCGCCCACACTTCGACCTGACACAGAGCTTCGTGCTTGGGCAACAGAGCGGCGCAGTCGCACGCACGACCGACAAGCCGATGCCGACCGTGGCCACGGCCGCCAAAATACGGATGTGTCGCGGCATCGTACCGGACGGCTTAAATCCAAAGCTTCCATTCATCTGGATCAACGGAGAGCCGCACAACCTGGACGTCACCAGCCGCATGCTGAATTGCACCGAGCTGGCACGTGGGTCAGGTTTTCCTGCAGGTTACAAATTCTACGGCAACAAGACCGAGATCAACAGGCAGATCGGAAACGCTGTACCGCCAGGCATGTCGGAGGCGATCATGCTGGCTATCTTCCAGCAGAGCTCGGACGTCAGTACCATGCTGAAACCGCTGCCGGGGTGGACGTTGTGGGATTAGCCCGAGACGGTCATTGAACCCGGCGAGCCGGTGTCATAGGTGTGCTTGAAGATGTCACCAGCGACAAAGATTCGGCGCAGTGCCTCGGCGAAAGCTGGGTCTGCGATGAGCGGCTCACCCATGACCAGGCGTCCGGTGGCGTAGGCGAACATGCACGACATGAGGCCGTCGTCTGATTTGCTGGCTGGTCGGATGTATTTGAAGTAGCGCTTGCCGTGTTGGTTGTCGGTGAGCACTCGGAATGAGTTCATGAAATCGGCCAGAAAGTCACTCGACTCAGCATACTTGTAGCAGCGCAGGCGCGGCGACGGGCGGTGCTTGATGGCCGAGTAGACGGCCGTGATCGCTTCCGTTTTGTTCAGCCCAACCATAGCCGACATGGGTAACCCTGTGATAGGCGCTACCGGCGCAGTGCCTGGCCCTGTCAGCGTCATGATCAGATGCCGCTGAGGGTGGATGTATTTGCGCAGCTCTTTGTTATACCCCATACCGGCACCGGAGTCCGACCCAAAGGCAAAACCTTTCAGCGCGTTGTGGTATTTGGCCATGTCGGCTGCAACCTCTTCATAGGCCTGACCGCTGTATCTTTTCTGATGGATAATATCAGCCGATCCGTCATTACGGAAGCCCAACACCGTGTGGAAAGAGAAGGAAACTTTGATCCGGTTGACGGGGTCGTACTCGCTGCCGCCCCAGTCAGCCCCGCTGATGATGTAGCGGTAAACGCCTTTCCTGGCGTCGTTGCACATCTCTTTGCGGGTCTTATCGCAGCACATGTTGACCAGGTCCTGTTTGGTGATCTCACGACCTGCAGTGTCCACGCAAATACCGCAGGTGGATTTCAAAAAGTCATTGATGTCCCCGCTGACGAATTTGCTGTAAATTTCAGCATACTGAATGATGTCGTCGACAAAACTGGGGATGATCAGCTTGGGGATGTGAAAGCCGTATTTTCGATCCTCGATTCGCGACGGGTTGGCCTCCACCCAAAGACCGTCCGTGACGTCCAATTTGAATCTGGTCTTCGGACAACGGAGACCATCCGGGCTAAGTGTCTTGAGCACCTGATCCTTGTCACCAAAATTGATGTAACCTCCAGGACTTCTGACGTGCCAGGCTGCGGCCGTGCTGTCGGCGTAACGCTCATGTAGCGGGCTGTCCACGGTGAAGGCGGTGCCTGCGTAAATGCGCACCTTCATGTCTCGGCTGGATTGAACTTCCAGAATTTCATTTTCGAAATCCGCATTGAAGAACTGATACTCGTCAAAGAGAACTTCGTCAGCTGTGCGTCCGTGAATGTGAGACGCCGTCATCATCACATTGTCGATGTCGATGGTGCTGCCCCTGTGCGTCTCAGAGAAGTAAAGGTTCTGCCGCAGGCTGGAATCTCGGCGGAAGTAGCGGAACGACTTTTGCATTTCCGCCATTTTTTTAGCGTAGGTCTCCGCGTGCTGAGAGTGTGGCGCGATGTAGAGAGACTTCCAGTTAGGGAACATGTACTGGTTGATCAGTTGCCTCGCCACCAGCGTGGTCGAGTTGTGACTGACGACTTGGTCCAGTAGGTAGGAGTTGTGCGTGTCGATCTCTACGTCCCAGCACGGCAGCTCAAGGCTTCGTTTGTTGCTGCGCACGCGCACATAGGCTGCAGCAGACTCTGCGTGCTCTCGGATGGCAGCGTTGAGCGCCGCCTCGGCCTCAGGAAAATTAAGACGCATTAGGTCTGATCGCGTGGTGCATTTAGCCAACGCCTTGGCGTGGTGTCCACTTTTCAACACGCCTTTCGCCAGCAAATGTGTAACCAGTTCAGGACCCGGCAAGAAGTCATCGGATCCAGAAGAGCCATGAGGCAATGCAGGTGCATCTTTTAGCGCGCCGATGACAATGCGTCGGAGTGCATTCGTAGCGGCCCCTCTAGGCACACGCAGCGTGGTATTATCCACGTGCGTTTCGACTCCCATTTTCATGAAGATCGCCCTGACATCGCGCAGACGGCTTTTCGATTTGAAATCCACTGCCTCGGGAATATTCAGACCGCCGTTATCGCCCGCCCAAAGCAGGCCAAGATATTTCGAGGTATCCTCCGCGCTCAGAGAAAATACCCAGGAAGGTAACCGCGTCGAATTTAACAACCGACACACAGTCGGTTGTATCTCGGCGCTAATTTCTGGGGCACCAATGAAGAATTTACCAAGGCGCCTACGCACCCATCCCGGGGCGTCGGCACATGTGAGTTTACGGCAGGCCTGTTTACCGCCTGACATTTTAAGATATCGTGACATCGCGGATATCTCAAAGAGAAGAGGCGACGGAGCCGGAGTGCCTGCGAAAAACCCAGCAGCGCGCGCCTCGGCCACATAGTCCCCGGGGCGAAGGTCTTTGACCTTTTTCCAACCGTTCAGAGTCCGCAGCATATGCTCATCGGACAGGTGCAGTCTGACGCCGTTGGCCAGTGCTAGCTTTCGCGTGGACAGCACGCCGACCTCGTGTTTAGCCTTCACGCATGCCGGCGTCTGTTCGCCTCTGCTGTTTAGCGTCAGCACCCAGTCACCTTCCTGGATCTCCTCAATGCTGACGGGGCGTCCGTCCGGGCGAAACATTGTCTCTTTGGCGCCCTTGAATCGACACTTGGACACCTGGCGCGCAGCCTCGATCGCCAGGTAGCCGTGTGTGATGAACGCCAACATCGAAAATGCGAAGGGGCGTGCCGTTAATGAAAGTGGCTTGTCCTTCGGGTAGTTGGGGAAAAACCACGGCACAAGATACCCACTGTTGTAATCGCACAGTTTGTAGACTTCGGCAAAAGCTGCCTGCGTCCTGGCGACGCTGGTGCTGTCGCGCATGTTGCCGTAGCGGGCGATCGTGGCGCAGTGCGTATTCACTGTGTCGAAGAACACGTCGTCGGTTCTTGCCCGCTGGTAGATGTCGTTGTACATTTAGCAATATGACTACGACGTCAAAATGCTCTTGCAAACGTCTTTCGCCAGCCTCATCTCTGAAAGAAATTCTGAAGCGGGATAGCCTGCAGAGTTCGTCTGCCAGATTCGGAGGAGCACGCCCTTCGGCCTCGCCGGTCAGTGAATGCAAAACTGAAAATGAAACAGAAACCAGAACCAACAAACAAAAAGGCGCCTCCGCCATCATCGAAGAGTCCGAAAGGTGCTGACGCTGTAGCCAACATTGCAGCGCTGGTTAAGCAGCTGCAGGAGGCACTGGTCGAACTCCCTGATGATGTGGCGGCTCTGTGTCTGGAACCGCTGGATCTGGCTATCGTCTACCATGTGAAGATATGCAGCTCCAGTGGTGTGGTCGGTACAGTCAAGGGCGTGCAAACGCTGCACGAGCAGTTGTCAGATAGCTCCCTGTCTATCACGCTGCGGCAAGTCAACAATGTGCTGGAGACGAACATCGCCGGCCCCGTGCGCATCAAAGTGCAAAGAATGGTGGAAAGCTTGGCGGAGCCAGCTGCCGCCGCGGTGCCTAGAATTGCACCACCAACCGGCATGATTGATTTTAACGCCCCACCTATGATGCCGGTGGTCAAACCAACAAATTCTGAATCTGCAGAGGAATTAGATGTCGACGGACTGGAAGTACAACGAGATTGATTTTATCCTGGTCACAGACGGATCAGGACACGTAGACGGATTCGGCGGCTGGGCTGCCGAAATAGAAACCGGACCGACAAGACCGTCCGAGAAGCACCACATATTCGGTGGTGCCGCAGGTACAGGTGAAGTTTTCCGCATGGAACTGACAGGGCTTATCAGCGCCCTGACCTTCATCTTTAACAAGTGGCAGTTCTGGCAGGGTGACATGCTGCGTGCTTTTCGAAGCAACCCATTGAAGATCGTGTGGTCGGGCGATAACCAAGCCCTGGTGCGCGCAGTATACAGGGACCCTGTTACCAAACAGCACGCTAACTCACGCTACAGCTGTCCCGATCTGTGGCGGCAATTTGAGTGGTACGAGTCATTTGTCATCATCGCTGCGCAGTTTGTGGAGCGCGAGGAACCCATTATGCAAACCGTTGACTGGTACGCGTCGACCAACAGGCGCATGTGCCTGGAACTGGCCGCCGCTGCGCCGCTGGAGCTGATCATCGAAGGAACAAATAAAGAACTGAAATAATGAAGAAACACATAGTACACACCGCCGACTGGCATTTACGGGAGTCCCACTTGGGTCTCACCTCGCGAAGCAAAGACTTCTTTCTGGCTGCCATGAGCACCATCGACATCACCGCTGACATTCAGCAGAAGACATCAGAGCCCGCGTGTATGGTCGTCCCGGGAGATCTGCTCAACAGCGTGCGCCCCTCGTCTGCTGTCATCGACCAGTTGCGCGCCCTTAACGATTACGCCATCGACCTCAAGGTCAAAATTTTCACCGTTATCGGCAACCACGACCAGACGTCGCCAGCCTGGTCTAACGTGCTGCCGAAGGATGAAGACTACGGATTCGACGACATCACCGGTCGCAGCGTCGTGTGGAACGGTCTGCACATTCACGGCCTGCCGCCGGTGCCGTCCTCAGCCCTGCCAGCACTCCTGGCTGCGATCCCAGGCTCCCGAAACATCGTCCTATGGCATGGCTCGCTGAAGGACTTTACTGGCTACCCCGTGGAAACCATGCTGTCCGTTGCTGATCTGCAGTTGGACCACTGCCAGCTTTTCCTGCTGGGTGACATCCACAAGACGGACTATGTGACGCACGCTTGCGGTTGCATCGTGGGCTACCCGGGTGCCACGGAGGTAGTCACGCGCGCCGAGCCACTGACCCACACGTGCACACATTTCGCATTCGATGACAACGGTGTTCGCTTGCCGGAGTCTGGGCAGTTTCTGCCCGTTAAGCACAGGTTGGCTATGGCTTTTCGTATCGACACAGAGGCCGACATCGCCGAGGTGACAGCGAAGATCCTCGCGCGCCAGGACGAAGGCCCGATCGTATTCCTGCGCTACAACCCAGCAGCGGGTCCCGTGAGCAAGATCCTGCGCCAGAGCATTGACAGCTCCAAAGTCATTCTTCGGGATGAGGAGGACAGCGGGACTTTTAGCAGCTCAGAGTTGTCCTGGGCTCTGCTCAACATGCAGGTTGAACATGCCAAGTCGGAAGACTTGACACTGACGCAGTTAATGGTGGAGGTCATCGGCTCAGCGAACAGCATTTTGCCGCTATGCCAGGAGCTGACAAATCCTGAGACCAACGTCGCCATTGCCATCAACAACTACGTCGAAAAACGCATGCAGGAAATCGTATAACATGAAGTTTCACAAAGTCACATTTAAGAATTTCGGTCCGCACGCTCAGGCTGAGCTGGACTTCGACTCCGGGACTGTCGGTATCATCGGACCTAACGGATCTGGAAAGAGCAACATTCTGACCGGTATTCGCTGGTTAGTCACGGGTCTTCTGCCTGAAGCCAAGGAGACATTCATTCGCAATTTCGACCCTACCCAGAAGCAGCCGGCTGCTGAAGTTATCGGTACCTTCTCGCACAACGGCGTCATGGGCAGCCTGATGCGACGAACGACCCGGACAACGGCTTCTCGAGAGCTGGTCTACGACGGCGTGACGTCCACCTCGGACGACGAGGTCGCCACTCGCTTGGAGAGTCTGTTTGGTGGTGTCAGTCTGTCGGTGGTGGCGGCTGCAGGTTTCATTCCGCAAGGCGAGCTCAACGATCTGCTGTTTGGTCGTCAGGGAGTTCGCGAAGCAATGTTCGTCAAGCTGTTAGGCCTGTCGCATTTGGAGAAGGTATCTATCGCTGCTGATGGTCAGGCGAAACTGCTGGCCAACTCGATCACAGATAGAACCTCAACGAAGCAGACGCTCATGCTGCTGCTGGAGGAGACGCGAGGTAAACGCGACAGTGAAAACGCGCTGTTCGCGGCAACTGGGCCTGTGGACCAAACTGAGGTTTTGAATAACCTTCGGCACGCCCTGTCATTGGTTAAAGAGGTCGATAAGCTGAACGCTGATATCCAGCTCATGGATACAAAAATCAGCAGCATTGAGGCGAGCAAAAATGGTCTCATTCAGAGCTCCAACTTACCGCTAAATTCCGCGGCGGCTGTTGAAGGCCTACTGCAGGTGAAGAGGGCAGCACTCGAGAAAACCACCGCAGCAGCCGCTGACATATCGAACCGCCAGGAGTCGCTGACTCGTGAGATGCGAGGTGTTGAAGCGGCGCTTGCCGACCATGCGAACTACGAGAAGTTGAAGACGACCGTGGAGAACACCACGCAAAAGCTGAAGACTCTAGGAGTCAGGGACCCGTCAAAACTCAGCGAAGTACGCGAAACGATGACCACCCTGCGTGATTTCATCAAAACACGCAGCGGGTTGGTTACCAGTCTTGAGGCTGCAGAGCTTTCTTTGACCACTTGCAAAAACACACTGCCAGTTCTCGAATCTGAAGAGGTCCAAACCACTGAAGTCGAAGAGGCAAAAAGGGAAACGCACCGCACTGAGCTGACTGCGACAAACGCTGAGTACAGCCAGGTCAATGATCTGCTGAACGCTATTCGCGATCACGGCGACTCTCATGAGTGCCCACTCTGCGGCAGCAAAGCTCAGGCTGAAGGTCTACGCGAGCGCCTGACTTCTCGCAAAGAAGTATTGCTCAAAAAGGCAGCCGAGCTGGCGCCGATCATCAGAGATCTGGATGACAAAATCCAGAAATCCAAGAAGCAAAACGCCGTGCGCGAAACGCGAATTCAGGAGTGCAAAACAAGCATTTCCAGACTGACAGAAAGCCGCGACGGTATCGCCAGAAAAATCGCAGATGAGGATGTGTCTATCGCTCGGAATTACGAAATCGCAAACGCGGCTTTTGATGCCCTGCAAGAGAACATCGCCTGGCAGGCAAACCCCACGGCTTACGGGCGTGAGGTGTTCGGTCTTTTCGACTCGCTGAACGCAGAGAAAACTGAGATGCAGACTGTGTTTGTCCGCCTCAATAACGATGCGAACTGGGCAAGTCATACCAACCTGGCCCGCCTAAAATCAGAGCTTCTCAAAGTGCAGGAGTCGGGTCTCACCGGGTTGAATGAGACGGCGGCACTTCTGCGCGATCAGATACGTGAGACGGAAAAAGCTCGTGATGATTACAACGACCTATCTCGAGCGGCCGTCGCCAGTCAGGAATCGAACACTCTGAAAAATCAGGAGTTGGCCAATTTGAAGTCGCAGTTACTCGCAGTGGGCGATGCTCACGATGCGATATCTCTGGGTATGGCTATTCGGGAGGCCGAAGATAAACAGACTAGAATCACACAGCATAACAGCACCATGCTCGCCTACGACAACCAGTGCATCGACCTGACCACCAACTTGAAGAACCTGGAGGCGCTGGATGCAGTGGACGACAAAAAGCGGCGCATCGTCGGCGAGCTCAAGGAGATCTCAGGTTGGTTCAAACGCGACGGCATTGTGATGCAGTACATCCAGCGCAAGTTCGCGACAATCATCGAACTCACAAACACCTCGCTGAGCATCCTCGAATCCAATTTCGCAGTGATGGCAGCCGCAGATCCTGTCACCTTCTCGTTCCGGCGCACTGACACCCCGGACGCCACGATCATGGATCAGACCAAGCTGTCGGGCGGTCAGCGCGTGCGCCTGTCTCTGGCGTTTCTGATCGCTTTCCACAAGCTGATCCTGCCGGAGCTGAAATGCATGGTTCTTGATGAGCCATCCCTGCACCTGGACAGCGACAGCGTGGAGAACCTCAAAGACCTGATTGTTGAGATCGGACGAAAACAGACTGCAGACAGCCAGATTATCGTCTGCGATCACAGTCCTTTATTGACATCAGCATTCGGTAAGCTCATCACTGTGCCTCAAGGCGGATTCGCCTGAAGCCATTATGCTATACCTGGTAAATATAAAGGTGACCTCTTATTTTCTCGGCGACCGCCCCGACCAGGGCGTGCTGAGATTTAACAGGTCGGACGCCTCCGACAATCAATGGGCCATACCGCCTAACGAGTGGCGCTGGGCACTGGGAGAGGCCATCAGGTCCCTTCATTTGGAAGATGTCACCTCGTGTGATTTCATCTTCCCACCCGCAGGCATCGAGATGCCGACGGTGCATCTTTATGCTAGGCAGCGGGGTAAGGCGCGCCCTTACATCCCCGCGCAAGGCGGGACGCCCCAGCAGCACGAAGCGTTCCGACCTGGCAGTAGCATGGTCTTCCCCATTCAGGTCGTCTCTTCGCTGCCGCCAATCTCCGGCGGCACCATGGGTGATGACAGTGATCAAGGCTCTGAAAAGCTGCAGCCTCCGACGCAAGATCAGCTGGAGAAAATCATGCGCCATATCGGCGCCTACCTGGGCCTTTCACCGTGGGGTAAAAACCACCTGAAGGGGCGGTTCGAGATTGTCTCAGTCGTCGAAGCAAATGCCTGACATATACATCGACGAAGCGTGTGCCTTTGTCACGCCTGACTCCAAAGAGCTACGCAAGGTCCTGGATTTCCAAGCCAAAAGCATGGAGCAGGACCCAGCGAAGCCGTGGAAAAAGATAATCAAGCGTTTCAAAGTTTCACCTTACAACGAGACCAGTAAAGATGGCATTGTAGGCTTGCACACTTACGCCGGATTCTGGGCGAAGATAATGAACCACTACCAGGCGCAGAAAAAGCCCTGCAGGTTGTTCGATCTTCGCCCTGTCTTCCCGAAGCCGCAGTTTCAGAAAATGCACGGCTTCCGGTTCAAACAGCGTGAGCTATTGGAGGAGGCACTGAGCAAAGATTGCTCCGGACTCATCGGCGCACCGACGCGTTACGGTAAAAGCACTCTGATCGTCAACACCTGCAGAGCCTATCCGACGCTGAGAACAGTCATTCTGATTCCCGGTGCCGATCTGCTCAAGCAATCCAAAGACGACTTCACTGCTGCTCTACCGGGGCGCGAGGTGGTGTGCATAGGCACCGGTAGTCGCACGAAGTTCCAAGGCAAGGACATCACCATCTGCTCGATGGACAGCATGCACAAGCTGGACCATCAGGACACGCAGCTCATTCTCATTGATGAGCCGCATGCGCTGGTGACGGATTCACGACTCGAGGAGTTCATGAAATTCTCACGCGCCAGGAAGCTGGGATTCGGCGCCACGCTTGATGGGCGCTTCGACAAAAAAGATCCTCTGATCGTGGGTGCCATTGGTCCCATTCTGGTCAACCGCACATTTTTGGAAGGTGTGGCTGAAGGCGCTATTTGTCCGCTGGTGATCATCCTGATGGCTATCAAGGTCACCGCCGACGACATGCACAGGTACGGCTCTCGCGAGAAGGCCTACGACAACCTGCTCTACCTCAGTCCGCAGTTGCAGAAGTTTGCAGGTTGGTGCTGCGACAGGCTGGTGGCGCCAGATAAGCAGCTCCTGGTTTTTGTTAAATACGAGAAGCAGGCCCTGTGGATCTCCGAGGGGATTAAATCGCCGCATCTGGTTGCGGTGGCGCAGCTGATGAAAAAGAAAGTGCGTCAGGATGCGCTGAAAGGTATGAAGGAGAACACCATCAAAAGGTGCGTATCCACGGACATTTACTCCACAGGTGTAACCTTCAGCGATCTCGCGATCGTGCTAAACTTTGGCGGCGGCGGCGGAAACGTCACCGCCATTCAGAAGCCTGGACGTCTCGCTGAGATTCGCCCAGGCAAGAAATGGGGCGTCATGCTGGATCCATATTTTTATGTTGCTGACGACGTACCACCTGAAGAGCGCGCGCGCATCTATCGCTCTCCTGTCGGCGGTCTGTGTCATGACAGCAAGGCGCGTTACAAGGCCTACAAAGAAAAAGGCTATAAGATAGAGGTCATCAACGGTTACGCCAAAGCCGAGCAACTCATCAATGAATCCCTGAATGCCACCTAGAAAGGCCGCAACTAAAAGAACATCACCAAGGAACCTCATCGAGGAGGATCCTCTGGAGACCATGAGTAAGCTGGAGGTGTCCACGGCCAATGAGATACGCAGGGCCTACATTGACATCATGTCTGAGAAACAAGGCAAGCGCTACACACTGGCGGACCGTTACCGCTCCACCCAGGCCTGGAGAAATGCGGCCGTGAACTGCATCAGGCTCAAAGCCGACCCTCGGGTCTATGTGATGGCGCAGTTTGCCTCGGCGCATACCTCCAAGGTCTGCTACCCGCAGACCTTGGGCGGCGAGTGGGCCATCAAAAACTACGAGATCTACGTTACCACGCACGGGCTGAAGAAAATAATCGCCGAGTCGGACAACTCTCCCGGGGCGAACGTCAATATGTCGGCTGTCGTCTCCGATGAGATCATTGAGCAACAGTTGGAGCAGCTGCGGAGTATCATGGTCCAACTGTACAACCACTGCAATGTTCAGAGCGAGCACGCACGCCAGATTCTGGCTGTACCTGCTTACGCTTTCGACGATTGGTTCCGTGTGTGCCTTTTCCCGAGTGATCCGACCATCTGGGAATTCTACGGTAAAAACGCCTTTGACAGTCTGGTGCAAAACGGCGAGATCCGCGAAGCATGCCGCCGGCGTGGTTGGGCAGTCGATGCCATCATCGAAGGCTGCCGCGAGAAAAGGAGCGCACCCTGGGATGCGCAGTCTGCCCGTTATCCTTATGAGGATTCGCGCGTGATGGTGACAAAAAATGAACGCTAAAAAGACCGAGAAAATGACGGAGTCGACAGTGCAGATGCTGACGCGGACCATGCCTGGCTGGTTCGATCGTATGGTGCTTCGCCGACTTTATTGCGACTTGGAGTTTTACGGGCGTTTGATGCCCATCATGGGCGTGGCTGCTGATGGTTCTGAAGTTCGAGATTTTGACAATCCGATCCACCAGGCTCTGTTCAGTGTTCTCGCCAACTACTCCAATTTGACCCGACGCGAGGCCTATGATGTTGGTGCCCATTACGAGACCGTGTGGTCATTGCTCGGCGCTTCGGCGCAGCAAGGTAAACTGATCCGGATGCAGGAGATGCAGCCTGCCATCGAGCAGCTACACAGCATTGTCCAGATCCCGATGGAGACGGCGGTGCAGGCCACCAACGAATACATCTGCACGTGGCTGGTCGAGCGCAGAGCCAAGCATTTGGGATCGCTGATGCAGATGGGCAGCCTCAGCGCAGACCAGCATTACCAGCTGCTCTCCCACGAGCGCACCCGCATCTTCGACGCCATGAAGGAGAAGGCCTCCATGCAGATGTTTGGTTGGGGGCTGGATAATCCGCCGCCGAATGTCCCACGTATGGTCACAGGGTTCAAATCCTTCGACCGCACCACCGGCGGTTTGGGTGCCACTGAGTCCACCCTGATCGCTGCGTGCTCCGGGGTTGGTAAGACTGCTGCAGCGACGCAGTTCAGCTCGCAGGTCGTGCTGTTCAACCCGTCTCGCCGTGTGCTCCACATCTTCACTGAGCAGACTCAGGCTGACATGGAGCGGCGTATCGTCAGTCAGTGCTGTCGTGTACCTTTCAATATGACCAAGGATGGTCTGAATTACGACGAGCTGTCCGCACCCCAGATGGACTCCTTGCGCCTCATCAGGCTGCAGCTCGAGAAGCGCTTGTGTCTGATGCGATGGCAGCACGGCACTTCGATCAAGGAGGGCATTCTCCAGACTTTCCGCGAGGCCTCCAAACGTATGGGCGGCCCGCCGGACCTGACTGTGCTGGACTGGATCGGCGGCGCGATCGCTGAATCAGCACGCCCGGAAGACATCCGACACCTCTACCAGGAAGCTGCGGACAACATGGTATACCTGGGTGAGAACGAGGGTTGCGCTACCCTGTCGTTCGCACAGGCCGCGGAGAAGGAGGCCATGAACAAGCTGCACGTGGACAGCCGGGCCTTGCGCGAGTGCAAGTCCATGCACGTGAAGATGACCAACATGATCGGCATCACAGCCTTCATGAAGTCAGCCGAGGACATGGCCGAGGAGGGCGCCGGCGGGCAGGCCCATGCCATCTACAAGCAGGAGCAGTTCTTCTACCTCTCAAAATCGCGAAAGGCCCAGAACACAGCCATTCCGGTGATCCGGAACATGAACTACCAGCGCTTTGAGGACAAGAGCTTCCAGCAGTCTCGCTGAGTACTTGTTGACAGCGTGGGCACGTTCCGCAATGAATAGCGCACGCCGCCTCTCCTAAAAAGAGAAGCGGCGACCGGATTCGAGCCGGTCGCCGCTGTGTCACCCGACATGGAACTCACCCACGCCAGATTTTCAATGCGATGCAAAACAAGCTCAGGACTGAAGAAATACAAACGGAAAACGAAAATTTAATTCATCGTTTCTGTAACGACCGCCACAGATCAGCGATCGTAGATGACTTATCACCCGCTGTCGCATTTGCCCGTGTGCCGGTTTATATTTGGCGAAGCGATTACGACGCAGCAGAGACAGGCCTGACCGCCCAGGCGGCTGGACTGTATTGTCACCTCATGGGGGCCAAAGAGACATTTGCCAACACCGAGGCCTATATCCACAGAAAAACAGGTTGGAGCCGCTCCGCGCTGTCGGCCGCTCTAAAAAATCTTGAGGAGTGCGGTCTGGTGACGCGCGAGAGCCGCCGCATCCGTGGCAGCTATGATGCTCTGCTCCTCCGGGTCAACAGTCACCCGTTGCGGGTCTATCAGCAGATGATGGTGCGCTGCTTGGGTGGTGAGTCGGTCAATGTGGCCTTCCATGCCTACATGCAGAATGTGGTCCTCCCGAACATGGGTCTGGATCCTGAGTCTCCCGCCTTGCCCCCGCTGCCTGAGCGGGTCTATGTAGAGAGCTGGGATGAGCGCCTGGGGCGTTATGTGCGGCTACCCTGTTACCTGGCTGAGTCCGGAGTGGCGCCTCGGCTGGTGGCGTTCATCGCATGCCTGATCCAGACTCACGTCGAGAAGGGCGGGCTGCGCCTGGGTGCCGCGGCACATGCCGCCGGTATCAGCCGGAAGACGTCAGCCGATTACGCCAAGCTTCTGCGCTGCAGAGGTCTGATGGTCGGCTACCCGAATCTTTACCGGGGAAGCGAGATACAGGAGGATGACTACAGCCCAGACGGACAGGCTCGCCTGTTCTTGGAGCCGGCAGAGATCAGCATCAACCTGCTGACGCGCACCGAGGAGAATGTCACAACCGACATCTACTTCTGGGACAGGTTGAGGGCCAAGTTTGGCGACCTGCCAGGCTTCAAGCAACCCACCTTAGGGATTGAGACCTCGAATCCGTCACCTTTTGATACACAGGTCCAAATTGAAAATCCGACACCTTTTGATACACAGGCCGACACCTTTTCGAGCACTAACGACGAAGCTTATGACAACGATGCTTCAGAGAATCCTAAATCCTTTGCTGTCCAGCAAAGGACTTCCTGTCCCTCTTCTGCCGGGGATGGGATCATAAATCCCCTGGCGGCGACATGGGAGTGCCCCCAGCCAGAACTGCCGACCCAGGCGGCTCAGATCAACGCCGCTTACGCAGCGACAGTCGAAGACCGCTACGGCTCCCGTCCGATTCGCCCGGCACGCTACACGCAAGCCGAGTCGCTTCGCTGGTGCCGTTCGTCTCGGTTGGTCTCGACCCTCATGCTGCTGATCGGGCGCCGGAATGGCTACCTG